CTCCGCGCTGTTGACTCTGTCACGTGTCGAATAGACCGTGATCTCGCCGTGCTCGCCGTAGCTGACGCTCAGGCCGTTGCCGTCCTTGCCGTCACCGTGGGCGCCGGGGAAGATGCGCAGTATCACCTGGCCATTGGGGTAGGCCCGGCCGGTGACGCTGAGCGCCTTCTCACTGCTGCCGTTCGCGCGCTGGTAGATGTCCAGGTCGAACCCGCCGTCCTTGGACCGCGGGCCGCCGTCCAGCATGGTGGACCGACCATCGATGTCAGCGCTCAGCCAGAAGTTGCGAACGTTGCGCATGTAGAACCTCGCCGCGGGTAGTTTGACTGGGCTTGGAACCAGTCTGCCGCGTTACCAGGGGCGAGAGCCCCTAGTCCTCCGCGCTGATGTCGCAGTGGTCGGCCAGGTAGCGCCGGACGCCGTCGTCTCCGTCCGCGTACCGCTGCCAGTCCTCGACCAGCAGGTCCGGCCACGACTCGGCGCCGTTCTCGTACTTCACCGGCGCCTTGGGCTTGGCGGTGTTCGACGGGTTGTCCTCGCAGGGGAGGAACAGCCCATCGTCGTCGGCGTCCGCGTGCTCCCACCGGTCGTTCCGGTAAACGATGGACTCGCCGCAGCTCGCGCACTCGTCCGTGTACGGGCTGTCGTTCACCAGCACTACCGACGTGTCGATGTCCTTGTGGCCGTACTGCCACAGCACCTCGGCCACGCGCAGCCTCGACTGTTCGCGGGTGAGATTGCCCAGTCGGTACAGTGAGCGCCAGTCATCGCCGTTGCACGATCGCATGGCATTGCGGATCTCGGCCCGCGAGTAGTATTCGTGGCTCGTGCTGCCGGTTTCGACCAGTACGAGACCGTCCGCACCACAGGCGCTGTCCAGGTCCGTGACCTCGACAACGTCGAAGTAGTGGCCGCAGTCCCGGACGAACAGGCCGCCGTAGGAAATGCTGACGTCACCGCTGTAATGCCACTTGCTATTGCCCACGGTAGAACCTCCAGCGGTCTGTATAGCTGGGCTTGGAACCAGCTTGCCGCGTTACACCGGCCAGCGGGCCGGTGTCCTCCGCGCTGCTACGAATCGAGCGACCACCACGCATCGTTGGCGAGGAAATACTCGCCATCGGACCAGCCGAAGCTGTAGCCGTCCGGTACGAGCGTGTTGAGGTAGACCTCAGCATCGTCCGCGGTCTCAATCACGTAGTGAGATCGATGAGGACATCCTCGCGTGTGTCTCGCATGCTGTGCGACCTCCCTAGATTGCTGTGCTCTCCGTTCATGCAGGCTTGCAACTGCTGGCCGCATGGATTATGCGAACCAGCCGGATTACAGCTAGAACCACGGGGGAATAGGGAGGTTCTATCGTGCTGGGGCAATCATCCCTTGTCTGTACCGCGGCGCGGCCATCGGGCGGCTATGCGGCCATTAGGGGGGTAGCGTCGGGGTACAGGGTTAGAACCCGTACCGGGAACTGAATCCCACTCGACTCACCCGTATGCACTGTCGGTATTTGGTTGTCCGACCGAGCCACCTATCCGGCCCGTCCCGGCCGGTCGTTCCAGCCGATGACGCCAGTATGAGGCGGTCAGCAAACGCTTGTCAAGGCTTTTCGGAAGAAAATTTGGTCTAGACCCAAAATTGGTTGGCCGCATAGAAGACGCGCGCTGTACGAGGCTCGGTCCACATGCCACATACAGCAGTACGAACGCCTGTTGTGGCATGTCACATGCCACATACAGCAGTACGAATGGCCTATTGCGTGTTTCGGCTTGTATGTGCTAGTACGCGCGTTGTACGCGATACTGATTTGTACAAGACCAGTCGGACTTGCCGACTGAACACAAACAGGGCACCCTGCACTTTCAGGGGGGTAATGTTAAAGACCCCTCGCAGTTTTAGTGACATGTGTGACATGTGAAGGCACGACGAATCGCGCAGTATGGAATACGAAAGTGGCATGTGGACATGTCAGCATGTCCATCTTTCTAATTGCTGGTGCAATATGCGTGTGCGCCTCGCCTGTGCGCCTGTGGGAGACCACCACCACCACATCACCTAAGGACTACGCGGGGGGGTATGGGGGGGTTCACATGCCACACCACATGCCACAGGCCCACCTGTGCTACACTCCTCGTCGCCCGCCACGCAGCGGTGCCCGGGGTGAGAGCCGGCGGCCCACACGAGACCCAAGCGAAGGAGCAGATGGCGATCACGGAAGACCTCGACCCTCGCGAGGCCAGGCGCCTCCACAACGCGATCCGGCAGGCGCTCATGTCGATGGGCGGTCGCCGGCAGCCGGGCAAGCGAGACGACCACGGTCGGCCCCGCGAGAAGGTCCGGCACTCGTGCCTCTTCCACGACGACCCCGAGCCCAGCGCCGACTACTACGCCGACGAGGGCTGGTACTACTGCCACGGCTGTGGCCGGGTCTTCGACACCCTGCGCGAGGTCGTACCCGCGCTGCGCGAACTCCAGCGCGAGGAGCTGGACGGCATCGACATCCCGGGAAATGAAAACGCCCGCCGTGAGAGAAGCGGGCGTTCCCGGGGCGATGGCGATCAGACCTCGCCGCACCATCATAACCGATTCGGCGTGCCCGATGTGGTGTACACCTACCGCCACCCCAACGGCCAGGTCTCTCACTACCGCCTGCGCTGGAACCGGTACGACCCCGAGACCGGCGAGTACGTCGGCAAGGATCTCCGCACCCAGGGCGCCAACTACGCCTGGAAGGACGTCGCGGTCACCTGGCCGATCTACGGCGATACCACGCTCTGGCCCGGCCTCAACATCATCGTCTGCGAAGGCGAGAAGGCCGTTGAGGCGATCAACGCCCGCGCTGAGCTGTACAACGACTCGCTGATCGTCGGCGTGACCTGCGGCTCCAATACCAACCTGCTCATGTACAGCCGCCAACTGGCCGATCGCCTCGCCCAGCTCGCGCCGTCTCGCGTACTGCTCTGGCACGACAACGACCGCCGGCGCGAGACCATGCGCTGGGTGGCCCCGCTGCAGCGGGCGCTGGAGGCCCACGGCATCACGGTCGGTCGCGTGGACCTGACCCCGCTCGGCCTCCCGCCCAAGGCCGGTCCCGACGACTTCTGCAAGCAGGGCGGCCAGCTCACCGACATCTTCGGCGCTACCTTCACCCCCCAGGGCGCCCCCACCCTCGACCAGCTCATCCGCGACACCGTCATGACCCACGACGGCCGCTTCCTGATCCCCGGTACCCGGCGGCTGATGCTGCCCACGACCGAGAACCTGGAGACGCTGTGGTACCGCCATACTGGCGGCCAGGTCCCCAAGGTGGCCGCCTTGAAGATCCTCCGTGCCGGCCTGCTCAACCGCGGCTGGGACTCCCGTACCCAGGTCGCGTACCGGCGCTGGCACGATGTCGAGAACACGTGCGTGTACTGGCGGCCGTACAGCGAGGGCTTCTGCTACCGCATCGATCGCGACGGCGTGACCACCACCATCGATCCGCCCGAGACGCTGCTGCTGGTCGAGGACGAGCCGCGCTTCGACCCCGCGGTGGACGAATCCGGCACCATGGCCGACCTGGAGGAGATGGTCGGCATGTTCGGCATCGAGCCGCGGTGGGCGGCGCTGCTCTTGGGATGGCTTGTATGCGCGCTTGTGGGGCTGGAGACGCCCATCCTCGTGCTGCGCGGCGAGTCCGGAGCCGGCAAGACCACCCTGGCCCACTTGCTGATGTCCGTACTGGAGCCTGGCGTCCCGCACATGAGTCTGCCTGCCGACCAGCGCTCCAACTTCGACTCGCGCCAGTTCGTGGAGACGCTGCGGCGGGCGTCCGGCGTGGTCATCGACAACGTCACGCGGTTCTCCCCCGAGGCCGAAGACCTGCTCAGCCAGGTCGTTACTGGCCTCGGCGTGAGCCAGCGCCGGTTGAACACGCACGACGTCGAGATGATGAACATGAAGCGGGCGCTCGCGGTCACCACCATCCACTGGGACGTGAAGAAGGGCGACCTCGCGACGCGGCTGCTGCCGCTGCACATCGCGGATCGCAGCGAGTACATCCCCCGGCTGGAGGTCCGCAGCCGGTTCGACCCCATCATCCGCCGCGTCCGCGGCTTCGTGTTCCAGGCTGCTCAGGAGTTCTTCCTGCAGCGCGATACAACCCCGAAGCGAACCCACATTCGACTCGCCGATCTCGGCTTTGTACTGGCCGCGCTCGGATACGACGGCCCCGAGATGGCCGGCTTGGTGCATCGCACTCGCTCCGACGTCATGGCCGAGACCGATTACTGGCTCGATGCCGTGCGCGACCTGTACCGCAGCCAGTACCAGGACCAGTATCCCAACGTCGGCGACCACTTCACCGTGACCAGCATGGACATCGTCTCGCACATGGTGAACTTCGGCTGCGAGAACGTGCCCAGTCATCGCAGCCCGGCCCTGGCTCGCTGGCTGCGCGAGCGCAACCCCATGTTCAAGGACTCCGGCTTCGTGGTCGAGTACATCAAGACCAACCCCTTCCGCGGCTGGAAGTTCCGTACTATTCGGCGGACGGAATGGGGCGATGACGAATAGGTTCATCTGGACGCGATCGGAAGTCGATGCGGTGGTCCGCGAGGTGTGGGGCGTCAACCTGCTCGCGTGGCAGCTCGATGACCTGTACACGTTCGTGCTCGGCGGCATCTTCGCGTACTCGATCCCGACGTACCACGGGAAGTCGATGATGATGGAGATGCTGCACTGCCTGCGCCTGGCCGGCAACGGCAACCGTCGCCAGATCGGGGTCAAGTCCAACGACACCACGGCCAACGAGATGGCCACCGAGGTCTGCCGGCGGCTGGTGATCCTCGCCACCGAGGTGAAGCGCGGCGGCGCCCCGGCGTTCCCCTGGGTCATGCCCGTCTGCAAGTGGTCCGGCCGGTCCCCCGGCGAGGCGGTGAACATCGATCGCCACACGCCGTACGGCATCAAGGACGGCTTCGACGTCGAAGGCATCGACCACCGCGTGCGGCACCGCTCGATCCACAGCTTCCGCGCCTACGGCATCGGTGACAAGGATCTCCAGGGCAAGGGCGGCGATACCAGCATCGATGACGTCGAGACGCTGGAGCACGCCGACTCCGAGGCCGAGCGGCGTGTGCTGGCTCGCCGTCTCGACGGCCTGGTGCGCACCATCCAGGACGACCTCGCCGAGATCCTGTGGGTGCTGGTCGGCACGCCGATGTACAGCGAGTCCGTGTACAACCAGATCACGGAACGGCTGGAGGGATTGCCCGTGCCCTGGGCGCGCATCCTGCGCCCGTACCAGAACCAGGACGGGTCGCTGCTCATGCCCAGCCAGGAGGAGAAGGTCAGCATCCAGCGCGCGATGATGTCGAAGCGCGCTGCGCAGGCGGCGTTCGACCTGGTGATGCCGAGGCAGCGCAAGCTGAGCAAGGACGAGATCCTGTCCGCGATTCGCGACACCACCATGCCCTGGATCGAGAACGAGCGCGAGTTTGGCATGTGGTTTCTGGACTGGGCGATGCGCAACACGCCGCCGTACATGGCACCTACCACGTGGCGGAAGTACGTCGAGGAGCGCATTCAAAAAGACCTGCAGTTCTACATCTGCTGGGACCCCGCGACCGAGAACGATTGGGCGATTGTCCTGCTCGCGATGTGGGGTGACTACGGTTGGGTTCTGCGCTGCACGGTGGACGACACCGACGTGTGGGACCAGATGATGCTGGTGCGCGATATCTTCCTGCGCTTCCCGAGCGCTCGCTTCATCCTGGAGACCAACGGCCAGCAGAAGGTCTTCCTCGACGTGGCCCGCGAGGACGACGTGCTCCGGCACGTGCCCTACGTCCGCCACACCAGCCAGGGCAAGGAGCACCCGCGGGCCGGACTCCCGGCCATGATGGAGTTCTTGCGCGAGGGCTACCTGCGCACCCCCTGGGCGGACGCCGCCCGGGCCGAGGTCGAGTTCGCCCCCCTGGAGCGGGAGATCGAGCGGCACTCGGCCACCGCCCACCCCCACGCGCTGATGGCGATCTGGTTCGGCTGGCGCTTCCACCGCCGCCACCGCCAGGGCAACTCGATCCGGCGCCGCGTTGCGCAGGAGGAGCTGAACCGTCAAACTCAGCCCGTGCGGATCGACGTGCCCAAGCCGGCCATCCTCCTGCCCAACTCGGGCTCGGCCTGGAGCCCGACGCGGACCCCGGCCCAGCGCCGGCGGTCGGCTGACGCTTGGAAGCGGAGGCACGGCCGGTGAAGTCCCTGCGCGAGCTGTACGAGGAGCGCGTCGCCAGCGACGAGTTCAAGCGCCGCGACCGCACGTACGACGAGCTGCAGAAGGTGTTCGACTCCGAGGAGGGGCGGCCGCAGGGCGACAGCAGCTACCGCCCCAACCTGCAGGACCCCAGCCAGGGCGGCGATGCGCAGCGCGACGCCGAGGAGATCGTCGTCAACCAGACCCGTCGCGTGGTCAACCACTTCACCGCGGTCTTCGCGTACCCGCCGCGGGTGCAGGTTCTGCCGCTGGTGCTGGAGAAGGACCAGGCCAAGTTTGTGGCCGCCGACGCGCTGACCGAGTACAACGACCACGTGCTCAAGAAGTCCAACGTGGCGACGCTGCATCCGCGCGTTTCGCACTGGCTCTCGCTCCGCGGCGACGCCATGTACGGCGTCGATTGGGGGCTGCTCGACGGCTGGGGATCGATGGGCAATCTGAAGCGCGGCGTGCGCATCTTCACGTTCGACCCGCGACACTGCTACCCACTCATCTCGAAGTTCGATCTCGGCGCCTGCGACGACATGCTGATCGCTCTCGAAGTCACTCGCGAGCAGGCCAAGGAGATGTACGACGTCACCGACGAAGAGATGGGCACCATGCACAACCCGCGGGTGTTCTACCACTGGACCTCGAAGTCGTTCAAGGCTGCGATTGAGGACCACGTCATCGCGGAGGACGATCACAACCTCGGCTTCTGTCCCTTCCGCTGGATCTTCGGCGACCCCTCGGGCAAGTTCGCGCAGGCCGACGTTCGCGAAGTGCCGAAGCTCCAGCGTACGTTCAACGAGGGCCTGCTGCTCGCCATCGACGCCATCCGCAAGCAGGTCGATGGTTCGTGGTGGTACAGCGCCGACGAGACCAAGGAGATCGAGCCCACGCCCGGCCACGTGGACCCGCTCGGCCCCGGTGCCACGGTGGGTCGCTGGGAGATCGCGGCCGACCCGCAGATCATCCTCGGGGTGATGCGCTACCTGGAGGATTCCATCCAGGCGACTACCGGCGTCTCGCCGATCTCGATGCAGGGTGCGGCCCCGCAGACCTCGCACGTCACCGGCGCCGCGGTGCGCCACCAGGTGGAGGCGGCCGAGGCTCGCAGCGAGACCCGCAAGGCGCTGCTGCAGGCGGCGTACTCGCGCCTGGCCGAGTACGTGCTGATGGTCACCCGGTTGAAGTTCGCCGGCGAGACCATGCTGTTCCGCTCCGGGCAGAAGCTGAGCGGGTTCAGCGCCGACCAGATCGCGGTGTACGTCGAGGCCGACGCCGAGTACGGCGGGTTCCTGGGGCTGCCGCCCGAGCAGCGGGTGCAGCTCGCCATGGCCGGGCTCGGGCACCTGTGGGACGACGTCTTCGCCAACGACCACATCGTGGACCTCGGCATCTCGGGCACGGTCATGCGGGACCGGATCGCCGCCTACCAGCTCGCGCAGGCGCAGGCGCAGGCCAAGGCCCAGCAGGCGATGCAGGGCCAGGGCGAAGAGGGAGCGGGAGACGGTGCTCCGGGCGCACCGCAGGCGCCCGGCGGCCCGCCCCCGACCATGGCCCGGCCGCAGCGTCCGACCGCGCCCAACGGCACCCAGCTCCGCAACTACCTGGCCCGCAAGACCGGCGCCGCCAACGGGCACTGATGGCCGGCACGCAGTTCAGCTCGGACTCCGCGAAGGCTGGCCCCGGGCGGCCGAGCCGGGGCGCCGGCGATCGACGCATCGACCGCGAGCAGCAGCGTCACGCTGCGCCCAAGGGAGCCGCCAAGGCCCAGGGTCCGGCCGGCGCTCCTGGCGGCGATGGGCCGCACCTGGGCTTCCCGCAGGCCCAGCAGCAGGCGCCGGAGCCCGGCCAGCAGCCGTCTGACCTGCGCCACGTCCAGCTCCTCGCCCAGCACGTCAACATGCAGGGCCTGGGGCGGGAAGGGCTGTTCGGGAACCGGGTCGCGGTGAACGGCGACTACCGCCAGGTGCTGGGCTCCGGCCAGGTGCCGTTCGACATCTTCGAGGATCTGTAGCATGCGCCGGGTGGAGGCGCTGCCGACGCCGTGGTGGTGGCTGCGGGCCGCCGGCTGGAACGTACTCGTGTGGGGGCCGGTGTGCCTGGCGTTGATCTTCGTCGGGACGCGGTGCTGAGGTGGCCGTCAACAACCCGCTGAGCACGATCCTGCCGGCGGCTCAGCAGCCGAGCGTCGGCTCCTCCCCGGGCGCCGGCCAGGCGCCGGGCTTCGGTCCCGCGCAGCAGCAGTTCACGCTCCAGAACCTCGGCCAGCAGCCGCAGGGCGAGCAGCAGCCGGCGCTCGCGCCGTTGCCCCAGCTCGTGCCCTACGTCGGCATGCGGCCGTACTACGCTGCGCTCGGCCAGCAGCCGCAGGCGGTCATGCCCCAGGTCTCGGACCCCACCCTGCAGGCCATCCAGCAGAAGCTCAGCGCCTTGCAGGCGACCACGCCGCTCCTCCAGGGCGCGCAGCCGCCGCACCCCAGCTCGGTACTGGCCAAGCAGCAGGCGCCGATGAGCCCGCTCCAGATCGTGGGGGCGGCCGGGCAGCAGCTCTGGCAGCAGGAGGTGGTCAACCCTGTCCAGGACTACATCAAGACCTGGCAGACCAACCCCGGCCAGGCGCTGGCCGAGACCGCGCTCGGGATCGGCACGATCGCCGCCGTGGTCGGCCTGGAGGCGGTCACCGGCGGCGCCGCGACCCCGGTCATCTTCGCTGCCTTCGGCGCCATGGCCGCGCCTGCGCTGGTCAAGAGCTGGGCGCAGGAGGTGACCGACCCCACGGACGGCCACCTGGTACAGGCGCTGGTATCGACCGGCAGCGCCGTGCTCTCGGTCGGCTCGCCGGTGCGCGCGTTCAAGGGCATCCAGAGCGCCCGTGCGCTGCTGAACAACGCCATCGTGGCGCGCAAGATGGTCGTGGACGCGGATGCCGCGGCGGGCCTGATCCTCGGCGGCCGGTCGGCGACGTGGGCCATCCGCACCGGGGTCCCGCTGGAGAAGCAGATCGAGGTGCTGAGCCCCGATCCCGAGGAGGCGCTGCGCCAGTTTCAGGCCCGGTCGGTCAACGTCGAGGAGGGCACGGCCGCCGCGTACATGGCGGCGTCGCGCAGCCAGCAGGCCCTGACCAAGCGTCTGCAGACGGCTCGCGACGCCGGCGACCTGGACGCGGTCAAGAACCTCCTCCAGGAGATCCGCGGACACGCCAAGGAGACCCTGGCACCGGCTACCCTGGCAGCGGCGTACGACCACCTGTTCATCCCCTCGACGCCGTACACGCACGTGCCGCTGTCCCCCCTGGAGGGGGTGTCGCCCGATCTGCACGACGCCCTGAATGAGCACGAGGGGGCGATCCGCGGGCTGCTGCGCGAGCTGCACAGCGGCAACGCGCTCCAGGGCCTGCACGAGACGGCCACCCGCATCGAGTCGGTGATGGAGCAGGGCGCACTCGACCGCGCCGCCGGCACCGCCTGGGACATGGGCAATCGGGTCCTGTCGCGTATCGAGGAGATGGCTCGGGCGGCCGGGCTCAGCGGCCTCAATGACGAGCGGATCGAGCCCATCCTGCAGGCGCTGGAGGAGCCCGAGAAGTGGCAGGCCCTGCTCGATGCCGAGCCCGAGCAGGCGGCGTTCGCGCAGCGGCTCCGCAACATCTCGAACATGCTCACCGCCGGCGAGCTGAAGCACGGCACCGTGGCGCTGCCGCTGCTCGGCCGGGTGGCTCACTACGTGCGCGGCACGACCGGCGACCAGCAGGCCGAGCCGATCGAGATGTTCAGCTCCTGGTGGAAGAACCCGACCGGTTCGCGCTCGCGGTACTGGCGTGTCGCCGTGGACGACGAGAGCGGAGCGGTGACATTCCTGCCTCGTACGCGGGCCGGCATCATCGAGAAGTTCAAGAAGCAGACCGAGTTCTACGAGGCGACGCACGAGCACCGCCAGATGTACATCGCGAATCGGGCCGCGATCAACGCCGCTCGCCGCCGCTTCGGCCAGCTCGAAGGCAAGCGCGGACTCGGCCACGACGATCCCAAGGTTGTCGCCGCGGCGCGGGCCAAGATCGATCAGATGATGCTCGAAGCCCACAGCTCGATGGGTAGGCTCGCGCCCGAGCTGATCGGCATGGAGTACAAGCAGCTTCAGAAGCTGCGGCGCGCGGCCCCGGCCACCCAGGAGCTGGTGACCGGCGGCGAGGCTGTACGGCAGATGCTGGCCCGCCACATGCACCGGATGCACATGGCGGTGATCGGCGACGGCCTGCGCTCGCATGCCAACCTGAACATGCAGAAGATGCGGGACATCTTCGGCGAGACGCCGATGAAGACCTGGGGGGCGGCGATGGAGCTGCCTTCGTTCAAGAGCAAGCATGAACTCCCGGACATCCTGGAGGACACGGTCTTCCTGGGCCAGGGCAAGAACGCCGGCTCGGTAGAGGATAACGCTCGGCGCCTGGGCTACTTCCTGGCGCACCCCGCGGTCGGTCGCCCCGGCGACCTGCACCATCGGCCGGCGCTGTACGCACGCGGTGACCTGGCCAACAAGATCAAGCAGGCGGAAGCCGATACATCGGCGGCGGGCCTGCAGAACGGCATCCTGGATGCCCTGTACAACATCAGCGGAACGAGCAAGCGGTTCGTCATGTACAACCCGCTGTTCCACCGCATGAACACAGCGGGCCGGGCCTTCAGCTTTTTGCTGAGTGATCCGGCCATGGCCCAGTCGGCGTTCAAGGCCGTGGGCGAACTCAAGAAGGACTCGGAGGCGTACTACGCACTGCTGGAGGAAGCCGGTCAGGCCGGCATGGTCCATGCCAACCAGTGGAACGTCTCGCACCATCTGCAGCTCCTGCAGCGTGAGGAGGATGGCCAGCACCACTTCCTGGGCGCCATCCGGAACTTCGGGAGGGCCATCAACGACTGGCACTCCGAGCACCTGGAGCGCGGGCTCTGGAACAGCGTGGACAACACGCAGCTCGCGGCCTACATGTACATGAAGGCGAGGATGGCCGGTAAGGGCATCCATGGACCAGACGCCCGACGTGCTGCGGCGCAGTACGCGAACATGCTGGGCGGCATGGTCAACCCGTTGTATATGAACCGGATGTGGCGCCATCTCAAGGGCCTGGTCTGGTTCGCTCCCTCGTACTGGGCCACCTTCCTGCACTCGCTCCAGTCGATGGTGCCGGGTGCGGCGCGGCTGTCCCAGTTCATGGCCGAGGCCGGCGGCGGGCGCTTCGTGCGGATGTCTGCCGTCCCCCTGAAGGCGCTCGACTACCGTGCCCGCGTCGAGCTGGTACGTGCACAGCGGAGCTGGATGCTCACTTACCTGTCCACGGCCGCGGTGTCGATGGACCTGCTCAACGTGATGTTCTCTGGCCACCACCTGTGGGACAACCAGCAGGGACACCAGTTCGATATCGACGTCACCAACGTGACCGGCACGTCGCAGGTCGATGCGCAGCACCCGGAGCCCAAGCCGGCGTACATCACCACCATGCCCTTCTTCCGGCAGGCGGTGGATGTCGCCAACGCGATCGGGCTCGGTCACGACTACGGGTTCGCCCACAACTTCAGCGATGCCACCTGGCAGAAGCAGGACGCCTTCCACAAGGCGTCGATGGCGATGGGGGCGCTGGTTGACGGTGTCCGTCGCGAGGCGGCCGGCAAGGTCGGTGCCATCCCGCAGGCGGGGTACACCGCGGCCACCGGCCAGTCGTTCTACGGGAACGCCGGCCAGGGCGTGAACCAGCCGATCGACCGTTGGGAGGCGCTGGCTTCCCTGGTGCCGAGCGGGTACCAGGTGCAGCGAATCATCAAGCAGTACCAGCAGGAGCAGGCTCAGGCTACAGGTCAGCAGCAGCCAGCGAGCGCGTTCTGGAAGGACGCCACGATCGGCATGCTGTCCAGCCTGGTCGGGGTCCCGAGCATCTATCACATGGGCGTCGAGACGCCGCCGATTGACGACAGCAAGTACCAGAACTGGCAGTCCCAGCGGACTGCGATCCACGACCAGATGGTGGCGTACAGCAACCAGGTCTTCTCGGGGGGCATTTCCCCTGCTGAATACTCCCGGCACAGGCACGACATGGAGCAGCGCATGGCGCAGCTCGACGCAGATACATGGGGCGACAGTTCGCCAGGTGCGGGCCTGTCGGCCGCGTACTCACAGCTCTCCAAGCAGTTCGGTCTGGACAACCAGGCTCTGTCGGACCAGCAGTGGTTCGAGCTGTACGACGCCTTCCTGCCAGCCTGGAACCAGATGCTCCAGGCGGCCGACCCCTCGTCTCGCGCTGCTTGGTGGGAGCACCGTACGCAGCAGTGGACCGACGCCGACTACCTGGAGTGGGAGGCGCAGCAGCTCAAGGAGGCCCTGGCCGGCTCGATCGATGGCCAGGGCGGGGCGTACATCCGCGCCGTCCAGAACCAGCTCTACCAGCTCAAGCCGTACATGAGCGCGGCCGACTTCTCGGCCATGGAGGACTCGGACCCGGCATACTCCGCGTACCGGGCCATGCTCCAGAACATCGGGCAGACCAGTCCCCTCGGCGCCTTCGTCTCGGCGTTCAGCTCGCCGTTCTCGACCACGGCCATCCTGCCGCCCGGCATGACGTCCGAGCAGGCCCAGGAGGTGGCTGGATCGACGGGCGGCTACGCGGTGCGCGCCGAGGAGGCGTCGCAGCTCGCGCAGCAGGCCCGCCAGGTGGCGGCCGAGCCCGAGGTGGCGCAGGCCGGCGGTGACGCCGGCGCCAGCCCCGAGGTTCAGGCCGCGGTCCAGGCCGCGAGCGAGGCGCAGTAGTGGGTTGGCTGGACGACGCCACCAGCGCGATCGGCTGGCTGGCCAACGCGGCGACCGGGGAGTCCCCGCAGCAGCTCCAGCAGGGGTTCCAGCAGCTCGGCATCTCGGCTGAGGACTTCCTGTCCTGGTTCGGCTACATGCAGGATCAGCAGGGGGCGCCGGGCACCGCGTTCACGCCGGGTGGGGCGGACGCGTTGGGCCAGTGGCTGACCACCGCGCCGGCCGCCGGCGCTCCGGCGAAGAAGCCGACCGCGGCCCAGCAGCAGGCCCAGCAGCTCGGCAACTTGAAGATCCCGGCCGGCGTCAACCAGGTCGGGTTCATGGCCACCATCCAGGCGGCCCAGGAGATGGGCGTGCCGGTGGCCATCGCGCTCGCGCTGGTGGCTCAGGAGACCGGCGGCGGCTTCGACCCCAACAGCCAGGGCGACTACGTGGACGGGCGGCCGACCAGCTTCGGCCTGGCCCAGCTCCACGAGGGCGGCGAGCTGGACGACTCGGGTCTCGACCCGACGACAGCGCTGACCAACCCGGTCGAGAACGTGAAGGTGGCCCTGCGCCAGGTGCAGAAGGTCATGCAGCAGCATCCTGACTGGTCGTACGGCCAGATCGCCGCCGCCGCGCAGCGCCCCTCCGACCAGGCCGGGTACGCCGCCAGCGTCAACGCGTGGGTCGATCAGATCCAGACCGGGCACGGCCCGCTGGGTTTCGCGCAGTCGCTGACGACCGGTTCCCTCAGCCAGCGCCAGAATCTGCCCGGTGGCACCAACCAGGTGCCGCTGCCGTTCAGCTCGGCGTACTTCCAGAACATCACCGAGCCCTTCGGGGAGGACGGCGAGCAGGGCACCGACTTCGGGATGCCCGAGCACCAGGCCATCACCACGCCGGTCGGCGGCACCATCGAGACCCGCGACGACGGCAACCGGAACTGGGGCCGCGCGGTGTACGTGAAGATGCCCAACGGGTGGACGTTCTTCGTCGGCCACCTGTTCGACTTCGCGGTCCAGGATGGCCAGGTGGTGGCGCCCGGCCAGGTGCTGGGGACCAGCGGCGGCGGCAGCGACGCGCCGAGCCCGGGCAACTCCACCGGTCCCCACATCGAGATCCGGTTCATCGACCCGAGCGGCCAGAACCAGGACCCGATGCCCTTCCTGCAGCAGCTCTACAGCCCGACCGGGAGCGGCGCCAACGCGTCCAACCTGTACTCGAACTGGATGGGCGGCATGTTCCAGAGTTCTGCACAGGTCACTCCCACCGAGGCCAACCAGAACCTGGTCACCACCCCGGACCAGCGCTTGCTCGATCTCAACAGCCCGACCGGGCTCTGGTACCAGGCTGTGGATAGCGTGTGGACGAGTATCTTTGGGCAGCACGCGCCGCTGCAGGCAGCGATCGACTTCCACAACTCCGGCATCTCCACGCGCCAGGGCATCCAGGACGCGGTCAACGGGCTGCCGTCCGGCATCGTCCCGGGTGTGACCATCGGCGCCTTCAACAACCTCGACCAGGCGGTGAACTCGCTCTCGACTCAGATGTTCGGGCGCCCGGCGCCGCAGTCGCTGGTGGCGCAGTTCTTCCAGCAGGGCATCACGTCGGCCTCGGACGCGAAGCTGTGGTTCGACACCCACAGCTCCAGCGACATCCCGACGCAGGACTACCAGCAGGTCTTCGACGCGATGAACCCGTACACGCAGGCGGTGTGGGGCGACTCGCCGCACCCGACTGACGTCGCTGCGGCGTACCAGGCGGCGGGTGGCCAGGTGAGCACCCAGGATTCCACGCAGAAGACGATCAGCGACTTCACCGCGGGGGTGTACTGATGTTCGACCCCGCGAAGCTGTCGCAGGCGGTCAGCACGGTGCTCGGCAACAAGCCGCATCCGGACCTGCCCGAGGTCAAGGTCAACCAGTACGAGGCGTTCGGCCGGGTGGCCGCGCGCATGTTCGGGAACTCGCAGCCGCTGCCCGGCCAGGTCCGGCTGGCGTACCACTCGCTGACCAGCTCCGGCATCTCACCGGCCGAGTTCGAGCGCCTGTGGGACACCGCGCGCCCGCTCGCGAACGAGCTGCTGGACAGGGACCCCACGCTGCACGACATGACGATGTTGCAGGGGGCGCCGCCGAACGCGATCGCCGATTACTACGCGACGCATCCTCACCCTGAGGCGCCGGACGTGCCGGCTGGCAAGATCAACGCCTACCGCGCGCACGCTGCCCCGGTGTCGCAGGTGCTGCACGGCCGCGATCCGAACATCATCGAGCTGCACCGCTTCGCCACCGGCAACTACGGCATCGAGGACATCCTGGCCCACTACCACGACGATGGGTCCTCGATCTCCGGAGCCAAGAAGTGAACCTTACTGGCGACAACACGCCGGTATACAACCCCCAGGACACGCCGGGGTACAACCCGTTTGGTCACCCCTACCCGACGAGTCCGACGCCGCCGCCGAAGCATTACGACTCCGGGCCGCCGCGCAAGGGGAAGTCCAGCAAGAAGCCGGCGCCGGCGCCGCCGCCTGATCCGTGGGCCGGTGTTCCCGGTGCGGTGCGCGACCAGGCCAATGCGATCGTGGACAAGTTCCTGGCCACGGTCGGGTATCCGCAGGGGCTCGACGCCAACAGCATCGCGCAGCAGCTCGCGAAGTCCAGTGTGAACATCACGGGCAGTCCCTTCGACGCTTACCAGTGGCTGTACGACAACATCCTGGGCGTGAAGAACCCGGACCTCGCCAAGAACTCGCCCTGGGCGGCGTTCGGGATGGGCAAGGACGACTACACACAGACCGTTTCCAAGCTGGACAGCGTGTACTCGAACTGGACCGGGGAGAAGCTGTCCACGCAGAACCTGGGCGCCAACGGCGGCTTGTGGTCGGGGAGCCCCCTGTGGCAGGCCATCCGCGGTTCCTGGACGCCCGACCAGATCCGCAACTTCGCCATGTTCGGGAACGCCGAGGGCACCGGCCCGCTCCTCGCCGACGCGCAGATGACCGGCGCCGACCCGTGGATCGGGATGGGGCAGACCTACACGCAGACCCTGCAGGGGTTCCAGACGTTCGAGGGCTCGACGCCCACGGACAAGGCCACCCTCGCCGCGTGGTTCCGGTTCGGCGCCAGCACCAAGCAGCTCGGCGGCCAGCAGGCCACGCAGCAGGCCACGCAGAAGCCGCTGTACCAGCCGGCCGAGGTCAGGTAGGCTGCGCGCGATGGCGAGGACCACGTGGGCGAACCCGAACCCGGCCGGAGGGGCGTACGGTCGCCGCGGCAACCTGTACACCGACGTGATCTTCATCGACTCCGGGGTGGCTCCGCTCAGCTCCCCGGCGCCGGCCCCGTTCAGCGCCGGCAACCCGACCGGCATCGTGCCCCAGGGGTGGGTGCAGCAGATGGGGAACGACGGCGAGGTGGACACCATGGCGGCCGTCACGGTCGGCGCCCAGCTCACCCGTCAGGCCAACATCTACCAGTGGATCTTGCCGTACGACGGCTGGGCCGCGTGGCCCCCCGATCCGCAGCGAGGCCAACCCGGTCATACTGCACAGCGACCAACCGGAGAAGGGTGATGAGTAGGCGAGTTTTCGGCATGAACGGATTCGGCAAGGGCTCCAGCGCCGTCGCCGCCGATGTGCGCGAGCGCATGGACCGCGTCGAGGCGGCGCGGGAGCTGGAGCTGCGCGCCTTGATGGAGAGTGACACGCCGATCCCGAACGGGGGCGGGGAGACGTTCCGTCAGCGCGCCGAGCGGCTGGGGGTAGACCGCTCGGCCCTGGCGAACGTCCGCAGCTTCATGGAGCTGATGGGGGGCAAGACCCCCGCCACCGGCCGCCACGGGGCGCCGGCCCCGATCGAGGTTCGCGGCGAGCGCTTCGTGGCCACCGACTCCTGGACGGATGCCCACGGCGACACCCACACCGAGGGGTACCGCCAGGTGGGCGGCGGCCGGATGCAGCGCGTGGTCGCGGTGGAGGAGCGGGTGAACGAGCACACGCGACTGGTCACCCGGACGCGAGGAGGTAGGTGATGTATCGGGTGCCGATGTGGCGCGTGTTCGACGCCAACGACGGGACGAACGGTGGCGCGGGCGGGGTGGCGACCGCGGGGCAGCAGGAGCCGGCGGCCGGGGCGGCAGCCCCGTCAACCCCCGGCACCCAGCCTCCGGCCGCCCCGCCCACACCGCAGCTCGACCCGGCGGCGTACAACGCGCTCCTGGTGCAGAACGCCCGCCTGCAGGCTCGTGTCGAGTTCCCGCAGGCGGACGCCGCGCTCATCGAGACCCTGACCGACCCGGCGGCCATCGCCGCGGTGGCCAAGCGCACGCACGAGCTGGCGCTCGCGGCGCAGCCGGCGCCGGGCCAGCCGCAGGGCGTGCCGGTCCCGAGCGACAACGCCACCCGGGCGGCTGAGGCCGAGGAGGCGCGGCGCGTCCGGGAGATGCAGTACAAGGTCCGGCAGCGCGTGCGCCCGGGGGCTCGCGGCGGCCGGACGGTGATCGAGCCGTGGGAGGCCGAGGACTTCCGGGACCTCGCGTTCAAGGTGTCGTGGAACGCCCACATGCAGCACCGGCGCGCGGGCCGCGGCAACGTCTCGGAGCCGCCCACCGGAGCCCCGCCTGCCGTCGCGCAGGCCCAGCAGATCCCGACCATGGGTCGGGCGTTCTAGAACAGGAGGGTCCGTAGCCTATGGGCATCCAGGACGCGAAGCAGGCGGTAGGGACGGCCCCGCCCGCTGAGCCCGACGAGCCCGCCGCCGTCGCGACCGCGGATGCCCCGCCGGTCCCGAACATGTACTGCCTCGACCACCGCCACGCCGCGCGGCTGGTCACGGTCGAGCGGTTCTTCAGGTGGGACGGCGAGCGCTACCCGGTCGATCACCCGCAGGCGGGCGACCTCATCATGATCGACCAGGGCGCCGGCCAGCCGGCCGTGCCCGTGCTCTCGACGTGCCCGGTCTGCCCGGTCTGCACGGCGAAGGACGCCAACAACATCAACCCCCTGACCGGGCTCCCGCGGGAGGCGCGTGTGAGCTGCATCCCGCTGGAGTACAACGAGGCGGGCGAGCCGCAGATCCCGCAGTCGGTGCTCGGCATCGCTGCGCGCGCAGGGGAGGCGTAGGTCGTGGCCTTCACTCACGTCGGCCTGGCCGAGCTGGACTACACGCCGGGCGCGATCCGCACCGACATGTCGGACGGCCAGTACGCGTCCCTCATCATGCTCACCAACTTCCTGTCGTCGCTCGGGTTCGGCAACTTCGGCGGCGGCGGTACGGGCGTGGGCGCCAGCAATCAGCAGCTCATCCACTACTGGACCGAGACGCGGCTCAACCCGCGCACGGTGACGCTCCTCGACGCGGGCGGCATCAACAACGCGGTCCAGGTGTTCACGGTCTCGCTCGCGGACGGCGGCCTGCTCGACGTCGGCTACATCCTGAAGGACCGCGCGCAGACGCTCCTGGTCGCGGAGCAGATCTTCGTGAACGGCTTCATCGTCGGCGCGAGCAACGTCAGCGTCCAGATCACGCGCGGCTTCAACGGCACCACGCTCGCCAGCCACGCGCAGAACGCCATCCTGGAGATCGTCGGCGCTCCGGTGCCCGAGGGCTCCGACGTCGGCCGCGACCAGAGCCGCAGCCCCGGGGTGAAGGGCAACCTGATCCAGAGCTGGCGGCGCGACGTCGTGATCGACGGCTCGATGGTCTCGCTGGCGCGGCACGGGATGATCCCGGGCCAGCCCAACATGCCGGCCTTCCAGCTCCACGAGCGCTGGTGGGAGATGACGATCGACATGGAGCGGTCGCTCATCAACGGCATCGGCACGCCGGCGGCGACGCAGACCGACTACCAGGAGATGTGGGGCGCGCTTGCGTGGCTCGGGTACAGCAACCCGGTCCCCAACAGCACCGCGCAGTTGTTCAACGCGAACGGCGCCTTCATCAGCGACATCCTGTGCTCGCAGGTCGGTATCAACATCTACCTGCAGGGCGGCGACATCCCCGACGTCGTGGTGGCGCACCCGTACGTGATCGACAGGATCAGCCGCGTCTTCCGCGACCAGATCCGGATCACCGAGTCGGAGCTGATCCGCGGCGTGAACGTGGACGCCATCCGGCTCAGCATCGGTCGCAAGCCGCTGCAGCTCGTGATGAGCGGCTACATGCCCGATCCGACCCTGGTCGAGTCGATCGCCGCGTTCATCGACCTCGACCGGATCAACATCGTCCCGTTCCTCGACCGGTTCTGCTTCCTGATCTCCAGCCCCAGCATGAAGGACGCCGACATGGTGTCGGTCTTCAGCCAGTACACCATCGAGTTCAGGAACACCGGCACCGATACTGGCTTCACCAGCCAGGTCATGCGGAACTTCGGGATCTAGCCGATGGCCGCCAAGTTCAAGTGGGAGGAGGCCAACGGGTCTCCTCCCGGGGTCAACGGCTCCTGGGACTTCAAGAACGACGTCGCCGACTTCGGCGACTTCGTGCTGGCGGGCGCGGGCTCGGTCATCCAGGAAGTCCTCCTGCTGCCGCCCAGCACCAACCTCCAGGGGGCCGGCGAGTACGACGCGTACCCGACGCCCCTGGCGGCTGCCTCGGGCACGCGCAGCGTCGGCGCCAGCAGCTCCCCGATCGGCATCCTGACCAGGGCCTGGATCTTCGCGCGGACCAGCGCCGGCGGTCTGTACCAGCCGGCCGCGGGCTCGACCATCACGCTCGACGTGGTGAACGCGTCGGAGACGGCGGGCGCCGGCAACCAGGTCAAGACCAACATCGTCGCCGCGCAGACGCTGGCCACGTTCAACACCGCGTTCTGGAACATCATGCCGTTCGCCTCGTTCACGGGTACCGACCGGGCCGCCGCTCGGCCGGACGGCACGGTCATGACGAGCTGGATGTACCTGTACACCGGCGACGTCATCATCGCCACGCTCACGACCACGGGCGCGCTCACCAACCAGGGCAACTCGCTCGCCGTCGTCCTGGAGTGGGTGTAGGCTTCGGTCATGGCAGCTCAGATCGGCGCGATGCAGTCCCCGCACCTGAACGCCAGGAAGGGGCAGGCGGTCCCGCTGGGCGGGATCTCTGTCGGCGGCCTGCAGAAGGCAGCGCAGAACCTGGGCGGGCAGCACGCCGAGAACCGTGTGGCGCGGCGCCCGCGCAAGACGGGCCAGCTCCGCGATTCGGGCCGCGGGAAGCATCGGGCTTCCCGCCGGGCCGGGTACCTGGGATAATGCGCCCATGAGCGGAGTCCCGGCGCAGAACACCGTCCAGCAGGACTATCGCGACCACCTGGTGTACGACACCCCGGCCGCGAACGTCTTCGGCTTCGGCGTCCGCCCGGGCACCAGCCCGAGCATGGACTTCACGGAGAACCTGCTCGGGCAGCGCACCGGGGTCGGGATCACCACGCCGTGGTCCACCCCGATTCGCACCGGCATCCGGCCCGCCCCCGACACCGACACCGGCGCCGCGGGCTCGGTCTACGCGGCCGGGCCGCCGGCCACCGTGACCGACGCCGGCAAGGCATGGGTCGCCAACCAGTGGGCGGCGGCGGCCACCGGGGGCTCGCGCACCCTGTTCTCGATCAACGGCGCCGGGGCGATCACCAAGTTCAAGATCGCCTCGAACACGCCCACGGTCCTGTCCGCGGCGGCCACGGTCGGGTGGTCGAACGGCACCCCGGCCAACGGCACGCTGTACTGGATCGCCCCGGACAACTACCTGCAGACGGGCTCCGGTCAGGCAGTGGCGGCGGGCGCCGTCCTGGGAGCCGACAACTGGTGGGCCGCCCTGCGCCAGGCCCCCGGCAACCCGGGAGGTGAATAGCGATGGCGAAGGGCGCCACGCAGCGTCCGCGGAGCCGCGGCCCCCAGGCGGGGGCGAGGTTCCTGGACGAGGAGTCCCGGCGGGGGACGCTCGGCAACGGCAACCAGGTGATGCCGCGGCCGACCTTCACGCAGCCGGACAACGGGACGTTCACGTACGCCCCGGGCCAGCTCGGGCCGCACTACGACCCGACGTCGGCGCGCATGAAGTCCGGGAACCAGGAGACCGACCTGAAGGCGGGGCTGTACTAGCGTGGCCCGCGGACGGCGGATCTCCGCGCTGCCCAAGGTCAAGACCCGCAAGTTCCGCCTGAGCAAGGGCAAGCGCAGCTCGCGGAGGGGCGCGGCCTACTAGGATGGCCATGCCCATGCCCCCGTCCATGAACCCCGCGGCGATGCAGGGCATGCCGCCGATGGGCGGCGCTGGCCCGGGTGCCGGTCCCGGCCCAGGGATGGCGCCGGCGGTGCCCGCCCCACCGGACCTGACGGCGGGACTGGCCAAGGGGAAGGGCAAGACCAGGCACCGCGGTCGTTCCAAGTCGAAGGCGAAGCGGCGACACGGGCGGAAGCGCTCGCGGAGCCGCTGAGGCCGATGGAGTCGAGAGTCCCCTGAAAGGAGGTGCCTCCATGGCGCGTGATCGTCACCGCCGCGGCCGCGGCCGCAAGCGGTAGCCTCGGCCCCGTGAGGGGCTGAGCGAACCACAGGCCCCCGGGAGCCCGCCGCGCCCGGGGGCTTCGTGTATCCTGGGCTCGATCGCTCCGCGTACGTGGTCGAAGCCGGGGCTGACGGCGCCAATCGGAGTCGTCGGCCCACCCTCCTGCTATCCTCCTCCGCGTGACGCTCGCGCTCGGCAACGGCCAGCCGGACAGCTTCTTCGTCCAGGAGGTCCGGCGCATCTTCCGGGACCAGGGGCGGTTCGTTCAGGAGGCGCCCGGCGCGGACGGCCAGCGCGGCGGGTACGGCTCGGCGGCCAGCTCGCCGATCAAGCTCCAGCAGGCGCCGGTGCTGCGCACGGTGATCGCGCTCACGGCGCCCGGCGCCGTCAACCAGCCCCTGCCGGGCACCCTGACGGCGCCGGCCTACGCCCCCCTGTTCGACCCCCTGCCGCCGACCCCGGGCATTCTGCCCACGCCGGTGCTGACCGCCGGCGCCGCCGGCATCTACCCGGCCGGGACCTACCAGGTGGTCTTGACCTACCAGGTGGGCACGACCGAGGTGGGCATGTCCTTCCCCTCCAACGCGCTCGCGCTCGGCGCCGGGCTCTCGATCCGGGTCGGCGCGCTGAGCGGGTTGCCGGCCGCTGTCACCGCGGTGAACGTGTACCTCATCACCAGCCCCGGCGCCCCGGTGTTCTGCGGGTTCCTGGGCCAGATGGCAGTCACTGCCAACGCCACCCCGGCGACCACGTTCAACGTCTCCGGCAACGGCGTGCTGCCGGTGCTCATCAGCACCGACACCGGCGAGCTGTGGTTCCCGCTGCCGCCCGTCTCGGGCTCCATCCAGATCCAGTACCAGACCGCGCGCTACAGCGACCAGCAGGTACTGGAGGCGCTGTACGAGGGCCTGGGCATGCTCTGGCCGGAGATTTGGTCGTACCAGCCCTTCGACCTGGTCAGCGTGCTGCCGAGCCCGGTGCAGTACGAGTACGTGCTGCCGGCCGTGCCCTACGCGGACCCCAAGACGGTCATCACCCAGGTCGAGGTCCGGCCGCCGCAGGCGTGGATTCGCTTCCGGCGCGTCTCGGGCTGGCGCTTCGCCCAGGACCCGGTGTCGCCGACGCTCATCTTCGAGAAGACCCCGCCCACCGGCGGCCAGGTCCGCATCACCGCGGTGCAGCCCTTCCAGAACCTGGCCGACGTGCCCGGCATGGGCGGCACCGGCATCCTGCTGCCGCCGGCCAACCTGCCCGTGTACTACGCGGTGGGCCGGCTCCTGGCGGACGCCGAGGTGATGCGCTCGCGCGCCGACGACATGCCCGCGCTGACCGGGGAGAGCGCGGGCTCCGAGAAGGGCGGCAACCTCCAGACGGCCACGTTCTGGTTCTCGACCATGTTCGCGCAGGAGCTGGCCAAGCTCTCGATCGGCAAGCCGGCCCGGCGCATGGTCGCGCACCGGATCGTGGAGCGGCTGGGGCTCAGCTCGATCTGGCAGGAGGCAGCATGAAGCACCGCACCCCGACCGGCCGCGTCACCCACGTCGCGGTGCCGCCCGAGCCCACCCAGGGCGTCCAGCCGAGCGCGGACTACACCCGGGTCAGCCGGCAGCTCATCGCTCGCCAGGACCAGCACGGCCGCCCCCGCGAGACGGTCAAGGTCGAGGGCATGGGGCCGAGCCGGCTCCAGCTCGACCGCACCCGGGTCACGGCCGCGGAGATCGCGGCCCAGGAGCTGGCGGCCACCCAGCGCCAGCAGGCGGACCAGGCGCGGGGCCTGGCGGATTCGCTCAGCTTCGAGGCCCGGGCGCGGGCCGCCGGCGCCATGGGCCGCGTCACCCCGGCCATGCGGTTCCGTCTCGACCAGCGGGAGGCCGAGCGCTCCTATGCCTACCCGCGGACCTCGCGCTGACGGCCGCGACGCGGCTGTATCAGCCAGTACACGGCGCGGGAAGCCCCATGGCCGTATGCCGCAGTCTCCGGCCGCTCAGGAGCCCGAGCTGCCCGAGCTGCGCAGGCCCGAGGTCTTCTTCGACGCGCTCGACTCGCTGGTTGGCCAGGACGACCTCCGGCTGAAGCTGGCGAGCACCTTCTTCCAGTACCTCGCCTACCTCCACGATCCTGACGTCGGCCGCCCCAACCTGCTCGTGTACGGCCGCTCGGGCTCGGGCAAGACGTACGCCATCCAGCAGTGCATCAAGGCCGCCGGCCTGCCGGTGACCATGCCCAGCGCGGCCAGCCTGGCGCCGCCCGGCTTCCGGGGCCGCGTCTTCGTGGACGTGCTGATCGACCACTGGCGGAAGTGGAAGACGGACTACGGCGTGATCTTCCTGGACGAGATCGACAAGTGGTGCGCCGGCTCCGCGCAGCAGAACTCGCGCAAGCCCGCCGACCAGTCCCGCGTCGGCAGTGAGCTGGAGATGGGCGGCATCGCGCTCCAGCAGGAGCTGCTGCGCACGATCGAGGGCGAGCTGGTCACCTTCACCGACGACGCCAAGGACGTCGAGGAGCTGGAGGACGTGGTCTTCGACACCGGCCACGTGTTCTGGATCTTCGGCGGCGCCTTCGTCCACCTGGACCGGTACGTGCGCGCCCGCGCCAACCCGCACTTCAGCGAGGAGGAGGCGTGGGAGCACGCCGTACCGGCCGACTTCAAGCGCTACGGGATGACCGCCGAGCTGGCCGACCGGATCTCGACCTGGGCCTGGACCAAGCCGCTCAAGGTCCCGCAGATGATGCAGATCCTGCGCGACCAGGACGCGCCCCGCTGGCAGAAGCGGTTCGCCATGCTCGACGTCGAGCTGCGCCTGGAGGACGGCGCCCTGGGCGCCTGCGCGCAGCACGCCTGGGAGATGCGCGAGGGGCCGCGGGTGGCTCGCGCTATGCTCAACCGCGGCATGGACGACATCCTCGCTCTCGCCTCGCGCCGCGCCGCCACCGAGCCCGGGTGGGATCGGGTCGTGACCGTTCACGCTGGCACCGTGAAGTCGGGAACGATCGACTGATGGGCTCGAACCCGCAGGCGCAGGAGGTCGGCCCGATCTATGACCTGCTGCTGCAGACCCGCGACGGCTCAGCGCTGGCGTGTCGAGATGCCCAGGGCCAGATCCGCCAGCTCACCGGCGTCGCGTACATGGGCACGATCGACCGCAACCAGGGGCAGAAGGAAGAGACCGAGCTGCAGCACAAGGACGAGCTGGTGCAGCTCGGCAGCTCGAACATCATCGACCGCGAGCTGACCAACTGGCCCCAGGTCACGCAGGGCGACTGGACCGGGGGCATGCTCCAGCGCGTGTTCAGCGGCCCCAACTCCGACCCGTCCCGATACTGGGAGGGCGACGGCATCCTGTGGCCGATCAGCGACTACCTGCCCCAGCGGCCGGCGCAGTACGCTCCGTTCCAGGCCGAGGGCGGCGCCGTCATGAGGGTGATCGGACAGACCGGAACGCCGGCAGGGTCGATCAATTCCATCGGCATGTCGTACGCGTTCCTGTACACCACCACGGTCGGCACCATCGCCACCAACCTGGTCATCGTCAACAACGACACGCGGTACACGATCACCAACCCGGCCGGTATCGCGACTGGCAACGGTACACCGGCCGCGCCCGCCGCGGTCGCGGAGTTCATGATCGCTGCTGGCGTGCTCTGGTACATCGTCCAGGGCGGCGCTGGCAGCACCGAGATTCGGTTCGTAACGGTGGGCACTCCGACGACGACGTTGTTCGACACCATCGCCAACTCGGCGCCGCTGGGACAGAGCGGCACGTGCGCGGTCGGCTACGTCGGCAACAAGGTCTACCTCGCGGTGCCGTACCTGAGCAACACCACCCCCACCACGCGCATCCGCATCTACGAAATCCAGAACGGCGTCGCGACCTCGTTCACCGAGCTGGTCCTGGCCGACACAACCACGGTCCTCGGCAGCAGCGATCAGCTCAGCATCGCGAGCACGGTGTTCGTCGGCGACACGCTGTACTACTCGCTGCAGACCGGCGACGGGAGCGCCATCATCGTGGCCTTCAACCTGCCCGGCGCGACCTTCTCGACCGTGGCCACGCTGCCCGGCGAGGGCCAGCTCTACATGACCGCGGCGGCCGGCGTGATCTTCGTCATCTCCGGCGGCGGCAACATGTACCTGCTCCAGGGCGGATCGCTGCAGCACATCGGCCCGCTGCCGCCGCAGATCGGGCCGGTGACCGTCACCCCGGGCACGCAGGGGATCGCGTTCGTGGCCAGCAACTCGCTCTCCCGGGCGGTGTCGTTCGGACCATACGTGGTCTTCGCGGCGTCGTACTACCCGCCGGGGGCCAGCACATCGATCGTGGTCGTGTACGCGTACGACGTGCTCCGCGGACGCTTGTTCCGACTCGGTGTGGCCAGCAACCTGGCCCGCGCTCAGGCGATGAGCGGGGCGCGCATCGGGCTGCTGACGGGCCACTCGCGCACGATCGCGACCGGCCTCACGATTGTGCCCCAGTGGTCGGTCGTGGTGCCCATCCTGGGCTTCCTGGGCCAGGCGCTCGACGTCTCCAACGCGCAGATACTCGACGTCGGTGTGCGCCGCCAGAACTTCGCGGTGACGCAGCTCGGGTTCCAGGCGACGTCGTCCATCATCGACTTCACGTCGTCGCAGCCCAAGCTCTACCGCGACGTGCTCGCGACCTTCCTGCCCCTGCTGGCGGACGCGAGCTGCGGCGTCCAGCTCGATGTGTGGCTCGACCGCGACCCGGCCGCCCTGAGCCCGGTGCCCGACTTCACGACGTCGGTCTTCGGTGACACCCACGCCGGCAGCACCCAGCTCGTGCTGCCGGTCAACACCATCGCTACCAAGCTGGTGTACCGCGTCACGACCTTCGGCGGCGCCGCGGTGGGCTCGACCCTGTTCGACGCGCCCAAGATCGTCTCGGTCATCGTTCGGGTCGCGACCGGGTGGGTGCAGACGCTGAAGCTCGACCTGGCGCCGCAGCTCCAGAGCAACGGCAAGAACGTGCAGGACGTGTGGACGTACCAGGGCATCGACAACGTGGCCGCGTACAACTTCCTGCGCCAGCTCTGGCGACAGAAGGGCGGTCAGTGCAACATCGCGCTGCCCAACGGTGACGCCGGGCGATGGCAGATGGAGGACATGCAGTTCGACTCGCCCAAGCCCTTCGGCACGGTCTTCCGCGCCGACCAGGCGAGCGGGTTCAAGTGGATGGCGACAGTCAAGATCCGCGAGGACATCGACTGATGGCCGGCGGGCTGCCGGCGGCGCGGATGCTGCCGCCTCAGCAGCAGTCCGGCGGGCTGCCGTCTGGCGAGCTGCTGCCGCCGCCAGGGCCGCCCACGTGGCGCTTCGTGAAGCGGTACACGATCAGTATCGCGTCGATCGACACGACGCCGCTGGGCGACATCCTGGTGCCCACGCAGGCTGTCCACCTGATGGTCGAATGGGAGGCCATCGACAACACCGCCAATACCGGAGCAGCCTTTGGCGGTCTCCAGCTCGGGACCAACAACGGCGCCATCAACACTGGCAACAACTACGCCTGGACCGACTACTCGAACGCCAACGGCGGCGCTCCCACGGGAACCGGCGCCAACCCAGCCGCGTCCTGGGCCGCGTTCGTGACCACCGGCGGCGGCACCGGCGCCGCCTGGCGCAGCAAGGGCACAATCAAGATGCTGGGCGTTCAGGACACCAGCCAAACGCCCAAGGCCACCTGGGAGACTGTCCAGATCAACAACGGCACCGTCGTCCGGCGCTCAGGCGCCGGGTACGTGAACTTCGGCGGCGCGGTCACCAAGCTCCACTTCTTCGCCGGCGCCGGGCTCCTGGCGCCGGGCACGTACTTCGAGCTGTGGGCTGCGTACGCGGCCTGACGAGGCGCTACACTACCGCCATGGCGAGTCAGCTCAACCCCCTGGCGGCCGGGAACATGACCGATGACCCCCGGTTCAACCAGCGGTTCGGGCTCCAGCCGGCGACCGCGCTGCCGGCCTTCATCCCCTCCCAGGGCGTCCCCTCGAACGCGGTCGGGTCGGACGGCGACTTCGCCTTCCGCCAGGACGGCACCGTGGCGGGCCACACCGTGATCTACCACAAGCAGGCCGGTGCCTGGGTGGCGACGGCGGCCTGATGGCGCCCCCCAGCCAGCAGCGCGGCCAGCTCATGGCCACCCCCGGCTTCACGGTCGATCTCGACCCCTGGTACGGGACCCCGCAGAACGAGATCCTGCTGCCCGCGCCGGTCAGCTTCGCGGCCCAGTTCCTGGACTTCGGGCTGGCGGTCATGCCGACCAGGATCAAGACCATCGCGGTCGTGATCGACACCGCGCTGACCTCGGGCGCCGCCGGCCAGGCCACCGCTCAGCTCTACGTCGCCCGCTCGATCTTCTCGACCGCGGGCACGCCCCCGGCTCCGGGGGTCGCGGGCGTCGGAGCCTCGGGCGCCTTCACGGGCGGCAGCGGCGGCGCCAGCCAGTTCCCGACCACCGGGCTCAACGCCTGCCAGGCCCGCGGCACCGCCGTCAACCTGGGGCCGAACACCGCCAGCCTGGGGCCGGGCGTCTTCTTCCTGAGCCCGGCCGACATCCCCGACCTGCAGTGGGAGTGGTGCGTGGTGGGCGTCGAGATCAAGGCGGCGGTCGCCTTCACCGGCGGCTCGGCCCGCGTCTTCGTTGAGCTGGCCAACACCTGATGCCGCGCTACCGCCTCGGCTTCAGCGGCGTCGCGGGCGGCCCGGCCAATGCCGCCGCCTACTTCAACATCTGGACCGCGACCCGAGCCATTCGGGTGCGCGAGCTGGCGTTCTTCAACATCTCGGCCGCGCTCCAGCTCAACGGCTCGTCGCTGATCCGGACCACCGCCCGAGGCACACAGAACGCGACCGTGACCCCCACGGCCGCCGCCAACGCCTACAACACGACCGACGTCAACCCGACGCTGGTCGTGGACAACGGCTGGACCGTCCAGCCCACGTTCGCGGCGCTGAACATGGGGGCGATCGACGTCGCCGCCTCGGTGCAGTCGGGCATCGTCTGGATCTGGAACGACGAGCGCGACGGCGTGCTCATGATCCAGCCCGCCACCGGCCTCGCTGTGCAAAACAACTCCGGCGGCGCGCTCGCGACCACTCCTCGCTGCTGGATCGACTGGGAGGAGTGACGTGCCGGTGCGGAACATCTCCGCGCCGGCGGCGAGACGGGGCCGCCGCCTAGTCCCGGTCGCCTCGCGCTCGCACGTCACCGGTCCCGCGCCCGGGCCGCGCGCCTACTTCTCCCAGGTGATGGGTCTTGGCCCGGTCCTCTACCTGCGCATGAACGATCGCTTCAGCAGCTTCGCGCCCATTGGCGACTCCAGCTCCAGCAACGCCACCGGTGCGGTCAACGGGACAGTCACCAAGGAGCAGGTCGGCCCCCTGGCTGGCGATGCCACGACCAGCGGCCTGCTGTTCGACGGGGCCACCGGCTTCCTGGAGCTGGGAGCGCCGCCGCCGGCGCCGTTGCTGGGCGTGTTCCAGAACCACGACTTCACCATCGAGGCATGGATCAAGCCCACCGCCTCGGCCAACTTCTTCTTCTCGTGCGGGCTGTTCAACAATCCCACGCAGACCGACCAGTTCCTGCACTTCGGGTTCGGCGGCGGCAACCTGCTCAAGCTGGGGTTCTTCGGCGACGACCTGAACGGCGTGCTGCCAGTCTCGACCGGCGCCTATCACCACGTCGTCGCGACCTGGAGCGCGACCACCCGACTGATGGCGACGTACGTGGACGGCATGCTCGACTCCTCGCGCACGTCGGGCGGCGCCCTGGTCGTTCCCGGCAACTCCGACGCCCAGGTGGCACGCGTCGCCTTCGCCACTGGCAACGGCCCGTTCTGGTACAACGGCATCATCAGCGAGTTGGCCGTCTATCCGATCACGCTGTCGCCGTCTCAGGTGAACTACCACTTCCTGCTGGGTGCCAATCCCGTTCCCAATCCAGTGCCCAAGATCACGTTGGAGGTTTGAAGCATGCCGTACACAGGCACGCCACCCGGGGGTGCGGACCACGGCCCCTCGATCAAGAACCCGGCCACGTACGAGGCGCTGGTACGTGAAGGCAAGTCGCGAGCCAGCGCTGCCGCCATCAGCAACGCAGCGGTACACAAGGGCTTCAAGAAGGGCCGTCACCGCTCGGGCCGTCGCCATGGGCGGGCGCGTGGGCACCGGTAATGTCCGCGGCCGAGGAGTCATCGATTCCAGGTTGGGCGGCTGACCTGCGCGTGAGCGTAGCCGAGATAAGGGGGCGTGTGGAGCAGATCCCCGAGATCAGCAGGGCACTGGAGGAGCTGCGCGCCAACACCGTGCCCATGCAGGAGCACGTGAAGCTGATGGCCGACGTCGAGGAGCTGAAGGTGCGCGACCTGGGCGCCCGCAGCGACTGGAGCGAGATGCTGGATCGGGTGCCCAAGCTGTGGGAGGAGCGCGCGGAGTGGCGCGGCAGCCTGCGCGTGGTGAAGTGGAGCATGGCCGTGCTGAGCTTGGTGGTGGCGCTCCTGACCGCCATCACGCTGCTGCACGACCTCGGACTCAGCGTTCAGATCAAGTAGGGAGGAGACGATGACCGAGCTGTTGATGCGGGATAGCGACAACGCGTCCGCGATCCCGACCACCGGCCTGGCCGCGGTCGCCGGCTACGGCGACGGCAACGCGATGTGGTCGAGCGAGGACTGGGCGCGCTTCAACGACCCGTCGATCGTGAAGCTCTCGATCGTGCTGGACGCCGGCAACGTCGGCGACATCCTGGACGTCGAGAACGGCGCCGCCAGCCCCGGCGACTGCCCGGGCTGGGCCGACCGCTTCCACCGGCCCGCCCGCCGGCGGCCGACCATCTACTGCAACCGGAGCACGATCGACGCCGTGCGTCGGGCCATGGGGTCACGACCCTTCGACTGGTGGGCGGCCACCCTGGACGGCACCAAGAACGTGCCCGGCGCGGTCGCGGTCCAGTATTGCGGCGCCGCCGACAGCCACGACCCCTGCCGCACCGGCGGCCACTATGACGAGTCGGTGATCCTGGACGCGAGCTGGATCGGCCAGGCGGCGGCGCCCCAGCCCGGCCCCGAGGTCACCGATCCCGCCCTGCACTGGTGGGGGCCGTACGTGGACCTCGACGGGCAGGCGGCCGACCAGGTGGTGGAGCTGAACGGCTACTGCCACGCGCCGGTCTTCGAGGCCGGGGGCACCTGGTACCGCGGCAACACCCCGGTCCAGCCCGCCGTCCAGGGCGAGTACGCCCAGTGGGTCTTGGCCAACCGGATCGGCGGGGCGTGGTACGTCATGGACGAGACCGGCGGCCCCCAGGGCTCCGGGAGCCAGGGCCGCCTGGCGCCGGCGGACGCCTGGTGGACCGAGGACGCCCACACCGACAGCTCGGGCTGCGGCGGAACCAACCCGCCGGCGCTCGCCCTGGCCGGGCGCGGCCGCTGGTACAGCCTGGCCACGCTGCCCCCTCCTCCCCCGGCGCCCACGCCGCCGCCCACCCCCGAGCCGCCGCCCCCGCCTCCGGCTCCTGAGCCGCCGCCGGAGCCCGTTCCCCCGCCCCCGCCGGAGCCGGACCTGAGCGCCGCCAGGGCCGCCCTGGACGCCGCCGCCAAGGGCATCGCCGACGCGCGCTCCGCGCTGGGGCTGTAGTGGGCGGTGTACAGCGCGATACTGGCTCCAGCACCCCGGCGCCGGCCGACGTCTGGTGGTGGGTGCCGAACGCGGTCATCGCCGCGGCGGGGATCGGCCTGGTCGCGCTCGGGGTCCTGACCCACACGTCCGACAGCCACGACCTGGTGGTGGCAGGCATCGCGCTCGTCGCGACCGCCGCTGGCCACGCGGCCGGGAAGCAGTCCCCGACTCCCTGACAGCTCCCTCCCTTAGTCCCGAGAGCCCCGAGCACCGCGCCCGGGGCTCTCACCTTTTGTGATACCCTCGCTGTATGGCTACTCAGCAGCCGCAGCGATACGCGCCAGCCTGGCTGACTGGCTACTGGTCACTCGGACGGGCCGCCGCCGTCGCCTACGCGATCGTCGTCCTGGTGCTGTTCATCGTGGGACGAATCTCCGGCGTCGAGCTGGTGCTGTTCGCTCTGATCGCTGCGGCTCTCCTGCTTCCGTAGAGTCCGCCCGCGGTCGAGCCGGACGTACTCCACCGGGCGCTCGTCGCGCACCGGGGGAAGTACCTGCTCGGGTACCTGAATCGGCTCCGGGCTCGACGGCCCGGACGCCGACCACGGCACCTTCCAGCCGCTCGACTGCGTAGCGAATCGTCGGGTGATCCTCGGGTCCACCGGCCGTCCGGCCAGGTGGTCGAAGAAGGCCCGGCTGGTCAGCAGCTCCAGCTCCTTCACCGCGGCGTCGGCCTGGGCGACGGCGTGACAGCGCCCGAGCAGTTCGAGCACGTGCGCGGAGTCGCTGCTGAGCCCTGGCGGCGTGGTCGATGCAGGTGCCGCAGACGGCGTAGTGGCGCTGGAGTTCGGCGAGGTTGGCTTCGCGCTCGACCTCGACCTCTTGCCTCCGCTTGTACGACTTCGACTGGTCACGGTAGTCCAGCAGGGACTCGTTCTTGAGCATGAGCCGGCGCCCTTCGGGGCACGCGTCCGGCCACGCGATCTCGGGGATGATGGGCCGCTTGTTCAGGGGCATGCAGCCTCCTCGCGTCCCACCCGGTGGGGTCCACCAGCGCGTACATGGCCCGCAGGATACGGGCTCGGCGACGACGCTCGGCAGCGTTCTCGCGCAGGTCCCATGACAGCTCGTTCTTCTGCCCGTACCGGCTCACAGCCTGGCGTTGAACCCCGGGTCGCCCGGCTTCAGGATGGTCTTGACCGGCGTCGCGATCTGCTGCTCGACGCGCGCCCTGAGCGGCGTGGCCTCCTGGCCCTCGCGCTCCTGGCGCTCCTTGTGGAACTGGCCCAGCATGGCCATGAACAGCTTGCTGCAGACCTCGCAGAACGGCATCGGGTCGGCCTGCTCGCGGTGGATGCGGACCAGGGGCACGACCCTGCGGGGCCGGAAGTCGGGGCGCTCGTCCACGTGCTCCTCGGGCCACGCCTCGTACAGCCAGTCGATGACCGTGAGGCAGAAGATGCACTCGGGGGCGTCGGCGGCGGGGGCCGGAGCCCCCGCCTGCTGCTGCGTCACTGCTGCTCGACCAGGTCCATGCTGGCCTCGTGCACGTTCTCGATCTTGTACGTGCCGCCCAGCAGCGTGGGGTCCACCGGCGTCGTGTCGTCGGTCACGACCTCCAGCAGCAGCTCGTCCCCCTCCTGCATGCCCATGGTCGGGTTGCGCAGGGGGTGGGTGACGCGGATGGTGATGGGGTTGGCCATCTACAGCTCCTCCAGTCGAATCCACAGGTGGGGCGGGGTGTCGGCTCCGGTGAGCTGGTTGAACGCGTACAGCACCATGTACGGCTCACGGTGCATCACGACCTGCTTGTCGTTCCAGAACGCGAAGCCCTGGAGCGCGTCCCACACCGCCTTCTCAATGTTGTCCAGGTCGCCGTCGCGACCCTGGGGCCAGCCGGCCTGGCCCAGGCGCCGGCGCCGCAGGCTGATCGACGCCGGGCACGGCACGTGCGCGATCAGCGAGGCTGCCAGCACCACTCCCTTCGGGAACATCACCTCCTCACCGAACTCCGCGATGTACGCCTCGCGGATGAAGACGCGGTACACGACGTCGCGCGGGTGCGGGTACGTCCGGTGGATCGCACCCTTCACCGTGTGCCGAGCCCGGCGCTGCGGCTCCGGCTTCGCCCACACGGTCAGCTCCATCGTGCGCTTCACGGCTGGTAGGTGACCGCGGCGTAGACCAGGAGCACGATCACGATCGCGAGCGCCACGGCGGCCACCACCATCACCGCGTCGAGCCGGTCGGCGCCGCGCTGGCGGTTGCGGCCACAGAGCGGGCACGGCCGCCCGCCCGGGCACGTGCAGCCGTCCATGAAGCGCCTCACTGCTCCCGCCTCGCGAGCACGCCGCGGAGCAGGTTCAGGTACCCCTCGGCGCCCAGCGCCAGCTCGATGCGGTCGCCGAGGCAGCCCATGACCGAGAGCAGGGCCTGGAGCCGGTGCTCCGGAGGCACCCGGGCGTAGTTGAACTCGACCTCGCCGGCGCCCTCGTGGTCGGCGCGGAAGGTCGTGACCAGCTCCAGGTCGCGGAGCAGCCGCTGGGGCAGGCCCGACTTCAGCGGGAAGCGCTCGACGCTGGGATTGACCTCGCGCTCCTCGCGGTTCCACTGCTCGTACAGCGCCTCGCCGCGGCGCTCCTCCGGCTCGGCCAGCTTCGCCAGCGCCGGCCGCAGCACCGCGAGCCAGCGGCGCACGTGAGCACCGGCCCCGTCGTCGCCCGGCCACACGCCGCGGTTCACCACGTCGTCCATCTCGCGCAGCACGTCGCTCACATCCACGGGAACTTACCCTCCGTCACGAGCACGGCCCAGGCGAGGATTGCGAGCGCGACGGTTACCAGGCGCCACAGGAACCCGGCGTTCTTCTCCATCCACCGCCACCGTCTTGAGATCCGGAAGCACATCCGCCTTCGTCGGCTCCACGCCATCGCTCTCCTCCAGGGGGCAGCGATGCGGCTTCCAGAGCGGGGCGCCGGTACGCAGCTTGTCGTTCGAGCGGACCATGGCCACTTCCCACTGGCCCAGCTCGAAGTCGATGTAGCAGATGTAGAGCTTGTACGGGAGCTGCTGGCGCCACCGCTTGTACGCCGCCTCGGACAGGGACTCGTCGGCCGGGGTCTCGTCCAACGGCGACCACGGCACCGGCTCGAACAGCGCCAGGTTCTTGTACGACGCCCGACCGTAGACCATGATGCAGGTCGCGTGGCAGCGCGGGCAGCGCGCCAGGTAGTCGCCCAGGCTGGGCACTACGGCTCCCCGCGCCGCCGCATGATGTCGGCCAGGATCGCCTCCACGCGCTGGTCCTCGAACAGCTCCTCCATCACGTCGTGGGTCACGACCGGCGCGTCCTTCTGCGAGCGGCACAGCGTCACCGGCCTGCCCCCGGCCGCCGGCTTCCAGCGCAGCGACCACGACCGGTCGGTGCCGTTCTTGTACCTGCTGAACAGCAGCCTGCTACCGGTCTGCGTGCTCGTCTCCTGCGTTTCCATCGGACTCCTCCACATACAGCGTATCGACCAGCTCCCGCGACAGCACGTAGCTGTAGAACGGGAACTGGACGTACAGGTCTCCAGGCGCGAACGGCAGCTCGCGACCCTGGATGTCACGGGGGCGGTCGCCCGCCTCCAGCTCGCGCATCGACACCGGCGTGGTGATGCGCGGGTGGTAGCGCCGGGCCGGCTTCACAGCCTCCAGAGCCCTTCCCAGTGCCGCCGGTCGTACCAGCTCCAGATCGGCACCGCCACCACCTTCAGGACGACGTAGACGCCGGTGCCGGTGAGCACGTAGCCCAGGCCGTGAGCGCCCTCCCAGGCCCACATCGCGCCCGCGAACGCGCCCACGAAGAACGCCACGTCGCCCCAGCTCGGCGTCGTCAGCGTGCGCAGCAGCTTCTTCATGCCGGCTTGGTCGCCTGGCACTTGATGCACCGCTTCTGCACCGTCTTCAGTGTCTTCGGGTCCACCTCATCGACCCAGTCGTGGTCGCACTCAGGCACCTCGCCGTCTCCGCAGGCGCACGACCTTGCCGGTGTCCTCGTCGGGCAGGGGCTCGGTCAGGCGCGTCATGCCGGTCTGCTTGAAGCGCTCCCACTGCTCGTGCTCGGTGCAGCCGATGGTCTCGAAGTTGCCCAGCCGGCTGAAGTTGCAGTACGAGCAGGGGTAACTGTCCCACGCCGACTCCTTGTACGGAGCCGGGATCTCGCCGCTGATGCGGGCCGCGTCGGCGTCCTGGACGAGCTGCCGCGCGACCTCCTCGGGGATCGTGCGCATGCTGTCGTGCCACGGCAGCTCGATCACGTCGAGGTAGGGATCGGCGCCGTGCTTCGCCCCGGTGAAGTTGCCCTCCATGGTCCCGACCAGCAGGTACGAGCGGCTGATCGGCCAGCCCATCTTGCGACCGATGTACATCTCGGTCACCATCTGCGCGCGGTAGTTCTCCAGGGCCTCCTTCGGCCCCATGCGCTTGATCCGCTCGCACTTGCTGATCCGCGGGCACTTGATCTGTACCAGCGCCAGCTCGTTGTCGTGGTCCGGGTCCAGGACCATGACGTCCGGGTGGCCGGCGAAGACCATGCCGTTTTCCAGCTCGTCGGCGCGGCTGCCGTCCGGGTTGTACGAGCCCCGGGCCTTGGTCATGCGCACCCACATCGAGAGCAGCGGGTCGTCGCCCTGGTAGCGCCACCGGAACAGCAGCGTGGGGGCATGACCCGCGACTGTGGTCCCCAGCACGTGCTTCAGGGCGGCCACCGCGATGCCCTCGAAGTTGAAGCCGCGCAGCATGTTGATCTTGCTGTTGGGGTCCGGGAAGCCCTGGCGCACGCCCATGTGCTTCAGGCCCGGCTGGGGGTCATGGCCCAGGAACTTCTTCAGGCGGGCCAGCCGGCATTCGAGCCCGACCAGGCTGGGGCTGACCACGCCCGTCTCCCACTCGCCCTCAGCGCTGTTGTGCTGGATCTGGAGCTTCAGCAGCTCGGGAACGTCCAGCTCGCGCAGGCCGTCGAGCAGGGCCTGCTCCAGGAAGTGCCGTCGTGCTCTCTTGGTCATCGCTCCTCGTACTGATGGGAAGGGGCCGGGCGCTGTGCCCGGCCCCCGAAGGTTCCCCGTTGACGTCAGTCGGTCTCGCCGTCGCTCGCGCAGAGCGTGCCGCCGCAGTGCTGCGGGGGGTTCCCCTTGCAGCCGGCGCAGTTGCAGTGGCAGCCGCCCTCGATCACGACGACACCTGGTCGTGCAGCTCGGGGTTGCGCGCGATGGCGCTGTGGCTGTGGAAGCCCACCTCCTCCAGCTTGGTGAAGGCGAGCGCCTTCTCGCGGCCGTCCGGCAGCAGCTCGTTGAGGTCGTGCGCCAGGTCCAGCAGGAGCGCGCGCACGTCCTGGTGGCGCTCGATCGCCTGGCCGGACGGCGCCACGTAGCCGAACCGGCGCCGGATCTCCCCCTCGCTGAACTGCCGCTCCTGCTGGTTCTGCATCCTCACCCCTTCCTGATGTTGTGCGCCTGGAGCGGCAGCGTGGCGCCGCTGGTCGGGCACTCGTGGACGATGCCGAACGCGCCCCCGCCGCTCGGGAACGCCCGGGCGGTCACGACCACGCCGCAGCCCGGGCACGGCTCGATGCTGTCGCCGATGTCGTTGGGCTCGTACACGTGCTCGCTGGCCGCCTGCTGCCCGCGGGCGGCTTGGTCGGGCGGCATCCACGCCGCCTTGTCCTGGGGGCGCACCGGCGCGTCGGCCGGACGCTTGTCGCTGTCCTGGTGGTGCGCGCCCTCCGGCACCTCGGCCTCGCGGACCCGGCGCTGGCGCACGTGCTCGGCGCCGCTGGGGGTCACGGCCCCCTCGCGCACCGCGGGGTTGGGGCTCGTCCTGGACGCGTTGTCCTGGGGCGCCCCCTCGGCCGGCTCGCCCTCGTACGGGCTGCCGCCCGCGTTCCGGCCGGTGTGCTCCATCCAGACCCGCAGCGCGATGCTGTACGCGTCCCGGTAGCGGGGCTTGATCTTGCCCCGGCCGGGCGGGTAGTCATCGATGCCGTGGTCCGAGAGCCACACCTTGATGGCCGGGAACGCCGTGCCCTCGGGCAGGTCGTACTCCTCGGCCAGCTCCGTCTCGGTGTACGGGTCGCCCCCGACGACCTCGGAGACCAGCTTCAGGTCGGCGGCGCTGACGACGTCGCCTGCCAGCGCGGGAGCGGGGGCCGTGCCCTCGCCACTCTCAGCCCCGCTGGCGCCCGCGAAACCCCCCGAACTCGCGGTCGATCCGCTCGCGCGACCAGCCGAACGTCCGGAGCCACTCGTCGGAGCGGCCGCGGAGCCACCGTTCGACCGGGTCCTGCCGCCCCTGCCCCGCGCCGGGGGGTCGGGCTCGTTCTCCGGCTCCGGCTCGGCCGCCGCCTGCTGGCGCTGCCGGCCGCCCTGCTGCTGGCGCCCGCCCCGGGCCGGGGCCTGGCGGCCGGACGGCCTGCGCGGCTCGTCGTTCTCCTCGGGCGCCGTCTCGGTGCCCTCGCTGAGGATCGGGCGCTCGTTCTCCTCGTCCCACTCGCACAGGTCGGTGTACTTGCCGCCCTTGCCGCCGGGGACCCGGATCTTGACCAGCACCGCGGCGCCGATCTCGTCCGTGGCGGCGTCGCCCAGCTCGTCCAGCGTGTCGGCGAGCTGGTTCATCAGCGGGTCGCGGCTCTGGTGGTACGCGAGCCCGATCCGGCCCGCCTCCAGCATCACCGGCCGACCGCGGTCGTCCTGCGCGGCCCCGGGCAGCAGGTCGCCCTCGTACCAGGGGATGATGTCGAGAATCCAGCGCGGGCGCGGGGTGCCGTTGTACTGGTTCTCGTCGTCGGCCTCGATGTTGGTGATGCCGAACACCACCTCGCGGGCGACCATGGCGTCGATGTCGAGCCACGACCCCCCGCCGCCGAACTTCGGCTTGTCCGCACCCGTCTCCTGACGGGCCTTGGTCAGAAACCCTGGCATACGCGTCGATCCTCCGTACTATGTGGTTGATACTCGGCGAGGGGCCGGGCGGGCTGGCGCCTCGGTTCTACGCTTCATACGACCCCTCGCCGAAGATACTAGCACAAGCAGACGCTCGTCTGCTAGCCCTCCAGCAGCTTGTACCAGGCTGGAGGCTCCTGGCGTACCGGCCTCGGCTCCGGCTCCTCGTTCCGGATGCCGTTGATCGCGGTCAGGTCCAGGCGCTGGAACACCGGCGACCCGTGCTCGGGGCGCCAGATGCCGGGACCGCGACCGGCCCCCACCTCGAAGTGGGTGTCCGTGCGCTCGCAGCCGGGCGCCCAGCACGTGCCCATGCTGATCGGATGCAGCTCGACGCGGTCCATCGAACCCGGCGGCACCACGATCCCGTCCGCTCGCTCCTCCCAGCCGTCGCCGTACAGCGCTCGCCGCAGGTCGTACATCAGAACGGCCTCCTTCCCGACCACGCCTGGCGCCAGGTCGGCTTCCAGACCCGGCCATCGGTGTAGGTCAGCGTCATGTTGAGCGCGCGAAGCAGCAGCCGGAGCCACCGCGGGGCGGACTCCCAGGTCATCGCACCTCCTCCAGGAACCTTCCGCCGGCCTCGCGGCCGACGTCGCGGCCAGCAGTATAGAACCTTTCGATGTCGTCGCCCCGGTGCAGTCGGTGCCGCCAGATCGTGGCGTCCACGCTGCCCCGGATGAGCAGGTAGGCGTGGCGCAGGGTCTTGGCCTTCTGATTCGGCCCGCGGCCCCGAGCCTCGGCCTGGTAGTGGAGCGCGGCGTCGCGCCGGGGCTCCCCGTACAGGAACCAGCGGGCGGCCGAGAGATCGATGCCCAAGCCCGCCGACTGGAGGTTGCCGACCAGCAGCGGGAGCTTGCCGGCGGCGAAGTCGTGGCGAATCTGGTCGCGCTCGCGGACGCTGGTATCGCCGGTGATGACCGGGCAGTTCAGCACCCTGGCCAGGCCCTCGGTGTAGGCGCGGTGCCAGCCGAAGATGACCACCGGCTCGTGGTGCTCGACCAGCGGACGGTCGGGCCGCTCGACGTACGCCAGCTCACCAGCGCGGAGCTGGGCCAGGTACGCCTGCGTCAGCCTGATCTTGGCCGGCACCAGGGCCTGCTGCTCGGCGTCCAGGATGCTGTCGGGGAGGTCGTCGTCCGGCCATGCGGCGTCGCCCTCGCCCACCCACACCGGGAAGCGGTCGGGCAGCGCGATGGCGCGGACGTCCTCCTCGCGCAGGGCGAGCACGTTGGGCAGCTTCGCCCACAGCTCGCCCTCGTTCTTGATGCCGGTGTACGAGAGCCCGGTCTGCGCGAACGGGTTGGGCACGGCGTGGCAGTACCGGCAGGCGAAGCAGCGACCGCAGGCCGCGTTCTTGCGGTCCTTGGCCCAGGGCGCCTTGAAGCACGCCTTCTTCATGAAGAAGAACGGGTTGTTGGTGCTGCCGAAGGGTCGAAGCTGCCAGTAGATGTCCAGCGCGCTGTTCACGTACCAGGTTCCAGACAGCTCCCACACTCGATCGGTGCCCTTGGCCAGCGCGTCGAAGGCGATGTACCGCTGGGTCTGCCCGGTGGCGCAGCGCAGGTAGACGTGGCTCTCGTCGGCCACCAGGTTGAACTGCTCGACCTCCAGGTGCTCCTGGAACCAGCCCAGCCAGTAGGGCAGGATCTCGGGGTTGATGAGGTACACCCGGGGCAGCCAGTCGGGCCAGCCGCTGGGGTCCGGCACCAGCCGTCGCGTGGACTCCTTGGTGCCGTAGCAGCGGACGAAGCGGAGGCCGAGGCTCATGGCCTCGGCCTCCTCCGGCCACACACCGAGCGCGGTGCTGGGGCCGACCACGACCAGGTCGCGGGCGCGGCCCGCGTTGACCTGGTTGTTGTGGGCGTGGAGCGTGGTCCGGGTCTTGCCCGTCCGCATCTCCCAGTTCAGGACGCCGCTGGTCCGCTCCAGCATCTCGGCGCCCCGGGGCTGCCACGGGAACAGCGTGTACGCCACTACTCGTCGCCGTGGCTGTCGCGCAGGTACTCGGCGACGTCGAACCAGTTGTCGGCGGCCAGGGTCAGCAGTCGCTTCGCCTTGGCCTCCTCCTCCTGCGCCGCCTGCATCAGGTCGCTGTCCATCACGCCCTCGATGGATGACCGTACCAGATCGGCCAGCACCTGGGGCTCCAGCGCGTCCAGCTCCCAGCTCTCGTCGCCATACTGGGCCTGGTAGCCCTCGAACCGGCTGTCGGTGATCTTGGCCGGGTTGGGCGGCGGCCCGTACTGCTGGACCTGGTCCATGGTCAGCGCCACCCGCTCGACGCGGAAGCGGGAGATGTAGGCGCCGGCATGGTGGCCGATGAACGTGTACAGCCGGTCGGTGATGTCGCGCGTCATGTCCAGGCCGGACGGGTCGTGATCGCCGAAGTGGAAGATCACCACCCGCTTGCCGTCGTGGATCTTGCGCTGGAGCCGCATGCCGGCCATCCAGACCTCGCTGGCGCTGGCGTAGCCCCGACAGGAGAACAGGGGCACATCCAGCTCGTTGCAGACGCCCTCGAACACGCCCACGAGCGCGTCCTTCTCGATCCAGACCTCGGGGTGGATGGGCTGGTCCCGCCACCACGCCTCGTGGTACGAGTTGGCCGCCGAGTGGATGATGCTCTCGGGGTCCGTCCACGACGACAGCGAGCGCAGGAACCGGGTCCGGTCCTCGATCGCGGTCCAGGAGACGCGCCCGGCCATCCGTGCGTCGTTGATGAGGTTGCCCAGGCTCTTGTACGACTGGAGCGTGTTGGGGATCAGCCCCCTGGCCACGTGCTGGTAGTAGAGCTGCCTCAGCGTCAGGCTGAAGCCCTGGGCCTGGTACTCGGCGATGATGTCGTTCGCCTGTACGATCTTGGCCTCGGACGCCCGTGAGAACTGCTTATGCTCATAGGCGATCAACGTCAACGTAGAACCTCCTTGTTGTATGGCCGGCGTTGGGACCGGCCGCGGTAGTTACACCGGGCCGCTGCCCGGTGCCCTCCTACTAACGGGGAACGCGTCGTTCGGCGAGCATCTGGCGGACAGCCGCGAGCGCTGCCGCCTCAGCCTTCGCCTCCAGCTCGGTCTCCTGCTCCTCCAGGCGCCGGCGCAGGTCGGCGTTGTCGTTGGCCAGCGCGGTGGCGCGGGCCTCAGCCTCCTTCACCAGCACCTCCAGGTTGGCCGTGCGCCGGGCCAGCTCCTCCTCGATGAGGTCGGCCAGGCTGCTGACGAACGGGTCGAGCGCCTTGGGCTCGGGCTTGGGCTCCACAGCCTCCTCCTGAGCCGGCATACCGCGCCGTCCGGGTATCTCCAGCCCGGCCCGCCGGAGCTGGGCGACGCTGTTGGCCAGCCCGTGGTCGCGGTCGCCCGGTGACATCGGCGTCACGACCATGTTGACGGCCTTGTCGGGGTTGAACCAATGCAGCTCGGTGCCGTGCTGCTCGACGCGCCAACCCCGCTCCAGCGCCAGCTTGGCCAGCTCGCGCATGGTCGGGTGGCGCAGGTTGAGCTGTCCGCTCACCCGGTGACGTTGCCGAAGTCGTGGCCCTCGCACCACAGGTGCAGGGCTTCGGCCGCGAGCATCGACTCGTGGCCCTCGACACCCTCCCGGTACCAGTTGAGCAGCAACTGCTCGATCTCGACCACCGCGTTGGCGACCTTGGTCAGTTCGGCCGCGGAGACGGTGACCTCGAACTCCTCCAGCAGCGGGCGCGGCTGCATGAAGCGCTGGTCGTGCAGCCCGAGCCGACCCAGGGCCTCGCGCACGATGGCGATGTTCATGTCGCGAGCCGCAGTCCTGGCCGCCCGCTCGCGGTGCCGCTCCTGCTGGTCCTTCCAGGTCCGCCACACGAAGCGGCTGGGGATGACCAGCTCGGAGCCCTTGACCAGGTCACGCCACGGCTCGTTGAACAGCCCGCGCGACGGCTCGTCCAGCAGCACGAAGACGCAGCGCGTCTCCTTGCGCTGGTGCCGGCCCTGGCCGGTGGTGGTCTTGGTCGCGAAGCGCAGGAACCGGGCTCGGCACGGCTCGCTGTAGCGTTCGCTGGTGACCGGGTTGCTGGGGTGGACCGCGTACTCGATGCCCTCGTACAGCTCAGCGAGCTTCATACAGGTACCTCCCTCACTTCCGCTTGCTCTGGCAGTCCGAGCAGAGACCTCCCGGACTGGAAGCGTTCCCGTTGCAGTTCGGGTTGGCGCAGACGTAGATGGTGCCGATGACAGAACCTCCTTCAACGCGTGCCCCCGACTTGGGACGGGGCGCTGGCGCGTTACGGCGGCCGAAGCCGCCGCCCTCCGCTACTGCCAGATGGTGTCGTAGAAGACGCCGCCGTTGTTGCTGTTGTAGCAGGCGAACTGCGTGCAGGCCGTGGTGCCGCTGCTGCCCACGTCGTCGGCCCGGTTGCCGCAGCCTCCGCTGCTGTACCAGCCCGTCCAGGCCACGCTGGAGAAGATGTGCACGGTCTCGAAGTTGAAGTTGCACTGCCACAGACGCATCGTGATCGACACGTTGCTGAGTGACGAGCCCGTGCGCGACCAGACGCTGTAGCGCTCCTGCTCGTCGCCGCAGTCGTTCTGGTAGGCGGTGATGTCGGTGGACGCGTTGTTGCCCAGCGGGTCGGTGTTCCCGGCCGACGCGTAGCCGACCTGGTGCATGCCGCTGTTGCCGCCGAAGCAGGCGTGCGCGGCCTTGGGGCCGAAGCCCCCTGGCCAGCTCGCAGCCGCCGGGACCAGCGTCAGCGCCAGCAGTACCAGCAGCACGACCCTCGCAAATCGCCTCATAGAGACCTCCCACGCGCGTGATTTGACCAGGGCTTGGGACCTGGTCTGCGCGTTACAGCGGGCACGGCCCGCTGCCCTCCGCTACTTGCGCTCCGAGATGATCTCGTTGTTGGGACCGACCTTGGTCTCGAACTGACCGTTGCCGACCTGGTTGGCGGTGGCGATGGCCTCGGCCACGTCGGTGGCCTTGCGGGTGGTGTCGTCGTTGCCCTTCACGGACGGGTTCCTCCTTGCTGGTATGGCGTGCAGCCGAACCGATCGCAGTACCCGAGCAGGGTCAGCGTCGTGCTCGGCGTGGGGGTCGCGGCGGGAGCCGGCACCACGTAGTCGGTCTGCCCGCTCGCGCGCACGGCCACCAGCCCGAGCATGGCGCCGGCCGCCAGCAGCGCGACCGCCAGCGACAGCGCCGGCCCCCGCCAGCTCACCGGACGATCTGCTCGGCGGCCGGGGGCTCGGGCGGGTTCTCGCCGCCTGTGTCGTCGTCGCCCTCGTGGACGACGTTGTCGGGGTCGGTGGCCATCATGAACAGCAGCTTGGCCGCCTGGCCCTCGCCGTCCACGCGGTCGATCTGCCGGCGCAGCGAGTCGAGCAGGATGGCGTGCCCGAAGCGGAGCGCGGGGTCGTCGTCGCTGTGGCCGGTGTAGATGACGTGGCACTCGCCGGTGGACGTCTTGAGCACCGTGTAGGTCAGGATCGGCTCCTCGCCCCGCATCAGGGCCTCGACCACCTGGTGGTCGCCCAGGAAGCCGCTGCCCACCTCCAGCGGCGAGCGCTCGGGCTCGGGCTCGTCCATCGGCGGCCCCAGGTCACGCCTGACGTGCATCAATACACACCTCCCTGGTGCATGCGGCGAGCGCGGGCCTCGCCTCCTCCGTGGCCGTCGTGTCGTCGGGCCGCCCGCGCGGCCCGCAGCCTGAACAGCACCTCGGAGACCGAGGACTCCGGGATCACGCCCCACCCGTTGGGTAGGCGCTGGACCTCGATCTCGGCCTGGTGCAGCCAGTACCACACCAGCGGCCGCGTCCAGTCCGACCCCAGCATGCGGGCCAGCGCGGACACGGTCACCAGCTTCTCGTGGGTCATGACGGCGCCCAGTGTAGCAGACGCTCGTCAGTGGCCTCTACAAATACGAAAAGGCCCCCAGCCGAAGCTGGGGGCCTTGGGGGTAGTGGAAGCCGCTCCCTGGTACGCGCGCAGTCTAGAGCGCCGCCACCACGCAGTGCCGGCAGACGTGCGGACGGCCGGGATGGGCGCCCATGACGCCGCAGCGGTGGGCTCGGTCGCCGGAGCGGAACACGTAGCCGCACTCGCCGTGGGGGCCGTGCTCCTCGGGGTCCTGGTCGAAGACGACGCCCTCGTTGACGTACACGCGCAGCCGGCCGCGCACGGCGCTGGTGTCGATCTCGACCACGGTCGCGCCGTCTATCTCGCTGATGTACGTCGTGACGCCCAGGTGCTCCAGCTCCTCCGACTCGATGCTGCCGCTCTCGGGCCGCTCGCGGGTGTCGCTGCTCACAGCCGCTCACTGCTGTAGGCCAGCGTCACCTGGCGCTCGCCGTGGCCCAGGGGCATGACGTGGGTCTCGCCCGGCTCCTCGACCGTCCAGCCCGAACGCGGGCCGTCCTCCACCTTCTCGATCGTGAAGCGCGACAGGTGGCCGGTGAGCAGCATGCGCACGGCCTCGTTGACCTCGATCTTGCCGCCGGTGATGATGATGGTGGGCACGTAGAACCTCCTGTCATGTGGTGTACGGCCTTGGGACCGTACTGGGTAGTTACACCGGGTTGCCCCGGTGCCCTCCTACTAGAACGTGAACGAGAGCAGCTTGCCCGCCGCCTGGTCCAGCTCCGTGCGCTTGTCCGCGTGCGGGGTGGTCTGCGAGAAGCGGGTGATGCCCTGGGCCATACCCCACACGGTGTTGGGGTTGCCGTCCTGGGACGGCACGACGGCCGCGTACGACGCCTCCAGCGCCTTGCGCGAGAGCCCCAGGGTCCGGATGCCGAACAGCTTGTCGAGCACGCCCTCCTTGGTGTCGGCGATGGTGGTCGTCTGCGCCTTCTCGATCATCGCCTGGTCGTCGCTGGCGCTGGCGTTCGCGTACTGCCGGAGCGCGTAGCTCCAGCGGTGCATCCGGCCGCGCACGTTGCCCACGTGCCGGAGCGACAGGTCCACGACGTTGCGGGCGCCCCAAATGATGTGGTTCCCGCACATCTCGCGGTACAGGAACCGGGTGAGCTTGAGGCTCCCGGCGCCGACCTCGGAGTTCTCCACGATGACACCGCGGAACAGCGCGCCGTCCTGGCCGGGCTCGGCGATGGCCAGGTCCGACCGAGCCAGGAACACGAACATGTCGTGGTCGCTGGCGTAGAGCGGCAGGCTGTCGTCCAGGACTCGGATGGTGGGACGCGCCGGAGCCCAACCCTGGGCCTCCAGCTCCAGCAGCCGCTCGGCGACCTCGTGGTTCCAGATCCGCGCGTACTTGTCCGTGGTCAGCGACCGGCACACGGTGCCGCCGTTGACGTGGAACAGCAGGCGCGCGGTGTTGCTGGCGCGTCCGCCCGCGTCCTGGCGCTGGGCCAGGCCGTGGTTGAGCAGGTCGGCTGCCAGTGTCGCGGGAAGCCCCCGCAGGTACTCCGCGGGAGCGCCCACGCGGTTGGCGAGCTGACCGAACGCCCAGTGCGTGAGCATGGCGGGGTTGCCGGCCCTGCCGACCACGGCCACGTCGTTGGCGACGGGCTGGGCCTTCAGGTCGGACCACGCCACCTCGCGCTCGGTCGAGGTCTTGGCGTACGCGTGGGTGGCCTCGTACAGCTCGCGGAGCGACTTGAACCGCTCGTCCGCCGGCCGGGTCGCCCACTGGTGATGCGCCTTGAACAGCTCCATGACAGAACCTCCAACGTGGCTCGATTTGTACGGGCTTGGGACCGTACAGCCGCGTTACTGGGGCCGAAGCCCCAGCCCTCCGCGTTCAGGCAACCACTGTGCACCAGTCGCGAGAGATGCGCCGCGCCAGCGCCCGGCGCTCGGCCTCGGCGCGGTCCAGCTCGGCCTCGCACTCGGCCGTGATGACCTCTTCGGCCTCGGCCTGGGACTCGGGGTCCTCGGCCATCAGGTACCGGCGATCAGTGCTCAGCCGGCGCATGACCATCGCGTCCAGCGCGCGCTCGCGCCTCACATCGTCCATTGGAACCTCCACGCGGTACAGTGTGGCCGGGCTTGGAACCGGCCTGCCGCGTTACAGGGGCGTTAGCCCCTGTACTCCGCGCTGTTGACTCTGTCACGTGTCGAATAGACCGTGATCTCGCCGTGCTCGCCGTAGCTGACGCTCAGGCCGTTGCCGTCCTTGCCGTCACCGTGGGCGCCGGGGAAGATGCGCAGTATCACC